GTTCGAGTCCCGTCCGCTCCGCCAACCAAACATCAGCAAATCAATCACTTAGCTTTCCTCCGAATCGGTCCGATGACTTACCGATGGCATACGGTTATTTTTACCGCCTTCTGAAACTCTCACTTCTCCAAGTCGCGGATCGATAAACAACTCAATTGGCATCTGTGGGTGCTTGTACCTGTATGGCAGGGAGACGCCGAGGATTTTTTCTCCTTTCTGCAACTTAACGAGACCGCCGGATTGAAGAGTCCTTACCCCAATCCCATGCCAGTTGCCGATTGGTTTGGCTACCGTGTCTTCCAGCTTAAGGGCCTTGCTTGAATTGCAGGCAAGCGCCGTCGCAACCGGCAATAGCGCGCCTCTCAACCCTTTAAGCATATTGCGTCGTGTTAGTGCCACGGTTCTATTCCTTGTCTGGTGGAGGGAACGTTTGATCAAGCATTTCTAGTTCAGGCGTTTTGCTCCGCATGTATATGGCATCGAACACCGCCTTGGTTGGCATTTTGTCTCCGTCTTCGACTAATCGCACGTAGAGCGTTACCCAGCTGTAAGCGGTATCGAATTTAATGATCGGGTGAGATTCTGAGAGCTTTGTCGCTGTCTCAAGTATCACAACCCAGTGCTCTGGAAACTCGGTTCTGCATTGGGCTTTGATCCGATAAAAGGTTTCAATTTGCGCCACTTTTTTCTTACTGATCATTTGCCCTCGCCAGAATGATTAAAGTAGACCCGCTGAAGTGAAATGACCACTGCGCTATACCCGACGTTTAGGTTCCGCAAATCTTCGTTGCTGAGCCTGCCCAGGTTGCAGTGGAGCTTGATGGCTTGGGTAATGGTTGGGCAGATCTCCGCGATAGATAGTATCTCTTCTGAATTGAACCACCCTCGCGCCAGCGCAATTCGAAAGTAGCCTTGAATAGTGCTTGTGTCCGGGAATCGCACCCCGCAATCTTCAGCCGCCCGCTGTATCAAGCCGACATCCCTCTGGTGAAGAATCTCGTTTCGCTTATCTTCGTCGCTGGATTTCTGGTCGGGCCAATCACTTTCAGGTGAGAGCGTGAGCGGCGTTAAGTTCAAAACCACACACCGCTCCCCCCTGAATGTGAGTACGTCGCCGAGCGCGAGACCGGCTCTTGCCAGTCGGTCGAGCTCTTCTTTAGTTATCTGCGCCTCAGTAATATTGTTTACACCTTGGATAGCAGATCTCCTACTTCAATGTGCGTCCAGTAGAATGGTTCGAACTGTTCGAGCATGAATTCGTAAACAAGGCACTCAGGATCGCTGCTTGCAGCTTTTTCTATTTCGCGAGGTTGGCTCAATGTCACTGCTTTGTACGTTGCTCTCATTTCGCTCTGGAAGACATAACTTAGCTCGATAACCTCTCTGTGTTCGTGGGCATTCTTCAAGGCTGGAAGAGCCTTGCATTCCTCGAGCCCTTTCGCGACCACGTGAATATGAGTGGGGGCAGGTGGGCCTTCGTGCAGCGGGTAGTGAGGTTCTTGCGGGCTGTGCGTTACAAGCCCTTTAAAATGCTCCCATTGCTCACCCACCTTAATGTGTAATCCGGGTTCGACGGGAAGAGTCATAGTTTCCTCCTGGCTTTGATTAGTCGTTGCTTCTTCGACTGCGCGACATAGTGTTGCTCCGCCACGCGCTGACTGTGATCAGCAATTTGGCTCGCGTCCCGCGGATCCATTCCTGATTCATACAGCCCGGTGACGAATGTTTTGCGGTACGGGTACGGGTTGTGCTTCTCGAGGTAATCGGGGAGCCCAGTTTTCTTGCATGCGCGATGAAACCGAGCATTGAGTTTGGACGGTCGCTGATACGGCCGGCCGTATTGGTTTCGAACAACGTGCCCGTTGGGCTCACCCTTGGCCATGTGGGTGGCGCGGTGTTTTACCAGCCAAGTCACCATGCCTTCCGACACCGGTACATAACGCTCCGTGTGATTCTTGTTATCACCCAGCTCACCACGGCTCATGCCTTTGCTGACTGTAAAGCCATCACCATCGAACATTTCCCAGGTCAGCGCGATGAGTTCGCCCGGCCGTATACCGGTGTCAAACCCCAGCCCGAAGTAGAGCGCGGCATCGGCTGATTCGTTGTCGATCATCCATTGCACGAGCGTCTGTGCCTGGTCCAGATCGTATGCCAGCACCTTACGCCGGCGGATCCGGAGCTTTTCAAACTTGAGCGCTGGGTTGTGGTCGATCAGATCCCCTTGCAGCGCCCATCCCAGGAAGCGGCGCACGGCAAGTCTTGCGTTGGTGCGTGTCTTGTTGTTACCCCAGTCGCGGTCGTTATCGATCGCCCGGAGGTGGGAAAACCTCAGCATCCGGATCTTTAAGTGCCCGGTGGTGGGCAGCCAAATCCGTTCCATGGCGCTGATGTAGTCGTTTACCGTTCGACGGGAGAGGGCGGGGTCTGGTTGGTCAAGCTGGGCATCATCTCCTTGGCCCATTGTGTGGCCGCGTCACCCACCAATGGATCCTCAGCGTCTGGCTGAATAGGTGGTAACCCGGCGCGCACGCGTTCCCGGCGCTGTTCAAGGATCTGAGCGGCACGAGCTATGCCGGCCGGGGTAGGCGCCAGCTCGAGGACCCACTGGTATCGTTTGCCGGGGCGCGATCCATGTCGGAAAACAATGAGGGTCTTTCCGTTGTCGGTTTTGAAAACGCCCGTGATGCCCGTTGGTTCTGCCATTCTATCAACCTCCCTTTGACATACCTGGTGCCCTTCATACCTGCAACTTGCGCGTAATGGTAGCCAGACGTCATATGTCGCTGTCTCAATCCCCTCAGTGCGCCGGGTGTTTTGCAGCCCAGAAGCGCCATGGCGCCGGCCTCATCCAGCAGCTCATCGGGGTTTAGCTCGGTACCATTTTCTGCCATTAGATTGTTTCTCCGGCTGCCGGCTCGGGGCCCTCTTTCAGTTCGCCAATGCACACCACTTGCTCGAGGATGTCTTGATACCAATCCTCGTCGCAGTCTAAGTGTTCGGAATTTTCTTTTATTATCCAAGCCATGTGTTTTTCCACCGCATCGTGCATGTTCTCAGCCAGCACCAGGTCATCGACGCTATCCACTCTTATCTGAAAGATCTTCACGCCGTACCTCCAGCCGCGCCCTTAGGCGCCGCCCTCTCAGCTTGGATCCGTTGGTAGATCTCTTCCCGGTGCACTTCGACATTCTTGGGCGCATGCACGCCCAGGCGCACCTGGTTTCCTTTCACGCCTAACACGGTCACCGTGATGTCGTTACCGATCATGAGGACTTCGCCTACCCTTCGTCCTAGTATTAACATCTATCTGCTCCTTCATTGATCTGAATGCTTTGGCTGTTGTCTCAAGCGAGGCTCCGAAATGTCTAAGCGCAAAGCCAAATGCTTCGGCGGCGCTTGTGATCCTTTCGCCCCACGGCTTTGATGGCCTGGCGCCCCACTCAATGGCGGGGCGTTCTTCTCGGTGTTTTTTCATACGCCGATGCGCAGTGTCAAAGTCGTTTCTAATTCCTTGTTCTAGGTAACGAACTTCTTCGCGCAGAACCTTAGACACCGCGTGATCGATGTCGCCCCAGTCAACGTGCGGCCAAGGCAGGGCGTGTTGCACGCGAACATGACCGCCGAGTACTTCGCTAGCGATCGATTGGGTTTTGACATTTAAAAGCGGTGCGCCGTCAGCGTAGATGTAGTTTTTAACCCAGCCCTGCGCAACGTCGTAAGCGAAGCAGTGTTCTTGATACTCACCGTCCAGGTAAACATGCAGCTTCCCCATCCACTGATGAAACGCTGGATCTTTGTTGTCCATTCGTTGTGGTAGATCCATAGTGAGTTACCCCGTTAGGCCCTCGCACAAGTGATAGCGGTTGTCCTGGTCGCGTTCGATGAGCGCGAGATCTACCAGTGATTTCAATCCGGAGCCCAGCCCTGAACTCGTGGGGCTGATGTTGGCGTGCTCTGCCGCCTCGAGCTTTGTTAGTGGTGCATGGTTTTGGATAGCAGTTAGAAGATTCGCTTGCGTTGGCGGTAATCGATTCTTCCAGTGCGCAAGGGATGCGCCGCTGTCTAGCACGTCGGTACCGGTGAGAGCCAGCCCTGCTTCAACGATCCGGTAGCCGCCGCTGTTGTTTGCTTCGATCAAGCTGCTATCTAGTAGCTGCTTCTGGTTGGGCCGGAATGCGGAAGATTTCACCGACTGGCCCGCTCGCGTCGCGGCTTGTTTGGCGGTGCAACTGCGCGGGTACATGCCGGCGTAACCGGTGAGAAGGGTAAGGGCGCCTGCGCTTATGTCCGGGTCGCCATCGTTTGAAGCAGGCCTTGACCGCGTAACCACGCTTGGCACTTTGGTGAGTTCGGTGATTTCGGTAAGCGCCCCGGTGTCGATTGGAACCACGGGTTGGGCCGGTATTGAGTCAATGCTTTTCAGCGCCTTCAGCCCAGCTTGAACCATTGTTTCGAGCGCGGCGCGTGTCTCGACATGAATCATGTCTAAGCGGCCGCAGCTCCGCGCGAGCGTTATGTTAGATTCCTTTGCCGCAGACAGCTCTCTCGATAATCGCTCTATAACTTCTTGGTTTTTACCTTGCTGTCTGCTTTGCGCGGATACCGTTTTCATGCCCTCATTTGAAGGCTCAGACTCAGAAGATGGTGGCGCGAACGCGGCTTGCAGTTTCGTTAGATCTACATCCGCCAGCTTCTTTGGTACCAGGCGTTCGCCATCCTCTGGAGTGCTGCCGGCATCAAAGGTTTTAATGCGAGGGAATTGCACGCGTTCCAGGCGGTCTTGTTGAGGCTCCCATACCCAACCCTCGCCGCGAGGCATGCGGGCTAACGTCTTCAAAACCTTGGTGGCGGCGCTAGAATCCGCATTACCTTTTATCCACTCTTCGATAGCATTCCGATCTTGTGGCGCCGTCATCTGCAGCACAATGAGACTGTTGGCTTGTGTTAACGCGTTCTTGTGAAGAATTGCTGGCCGTTGGGTGATCATTGCGATTCTGAAGCCTCGCTTTCTACCCAGCCGTACTAGCCGGTCCATTCGATTAAGCAACTTCTTGCCTTCTGCCAAGGGGTTTTGCGGTATGAATTGATCAGCCTCATCGAGTATTAAATGTAGAGGTGATCGGTTGGCTTTGTAGATCTCTTCTGCGAAACCAATCATGAATTTAAGCTGATCACTCTTGTACCACTCCGATACATCGATCACGCAAGACACGCGTTCGTTAGCCACAAACCTAGCAACTTTGGCGCCTGAGTCTGTTGCAATTTCTATATCGGCGTGATCACCACCTAGCACGGCTACTGGAAACCCAGCACGCTTTCCATCAGCGCTAGATCTAAGTCCCCAAAAATCCCCTCCAGGATCAACCACACAAACTGGGGATTTACCGGTTTTCAATATCGCTTCAATGACGCCCTTCGCTGCATAGCTCTTGCCGGAACCCGTTCGGCCGACAATGGCGATGTGAGACTTTAGCGCTTCTTCGGTGAGAACTACCTTAACCATGCCCACGTCTTCCTTTTTCTGATGTTGTAAACTTGGGCTTCGCTCAAATTGTGTTGCCTAGCAAGCGAAGCGGTGGTTTGGTTTGACCGTCTTATGAGCTGAACGACTTCCGCTCTCGTTTTTGCTCCGCCGTGGCGCTCACCGCGAATGTGTGTGTCATCACGCAAGCGATCCGCCTGGTTTTCGGTCAGTGTTTTCCAAGATAAGTGCGCCGGGTTGACGCAGCTAGGCGTGTGGCAAGGACCATGCGCCGCCTCCATTCTTGCTTTAGGCGACCACCAAATTCCTGTGTAAATGGATAAAACTAAGCGGTGCGCCCGCCAGCAGCGGTTAAGAAAATGCGTCTTTCCGTAACCATCTTTGTCTACAGCGAACGGCCAAATTACGCAGCCTTCAGGCGCAGGGTGCTCAAATAGCTGTTCAATGAACCGTTGGGTGTCGCCTTTCTTTGTGCGACCAGCTTTTGAGGGGCGACTAGCCATTATCGAGCGTCGTGCTCTGCGGTGTTTAAGATCATCTGCAGTTTTGCCGCCACAGCAACGCGCGAGCCTCGCGCAATGAAGTCGCCGTACATCGGGCGATAGGGCGTGATCCGATACGCGCCTGAGTCACCGCGCACCAGGTAGAACATGGTTTGAGGGCGAGCGGGTGGCGGGCCGGGTGGTTTGCCTGGAATCACGACACCCTTTGGGTAAAGGGTGACTACGTTGTTTGCTGTGTTGTTCATGGGATCCTCCTTGAGATCTCTCGTTTAAAACAGCCCGCCTTGATCGGGCGCTGGTTCCTTAGTGGGTGTGGGTTCAACCTTCGGTGCGGGTCGCTTTTGCTTACGCCGGCGGAAGGCCTCCGGGTCTGTGCAGGTCGACCAGTGCGGCGTGTAGGCTGGTTGAAAGGAATACACCGGCCGGCCGTGCGGGCCGGGGATGGTTTGGTGTTCAGCCGCAGCAAAGGCCTGATCAAAATCAACCGGCAGATACTTACCGTTTTTGGTAAGCGTCATAACGATTGATGCCTTGCATTGATCAGAGCGGCATTGGCCGAGCAGTGGCGTGATCATAACGCCAGCTCTACGTTCACGCGGTCAAGTACTCGCGCTTCCGGATTATCCACCGAGCCAACGTTAACCGTTTCGACGTGCACGCTTCTCACCACCAGGCCGTGCTCAGATTGCCAGGCTAAGATGCGCGCTTCGATTTCAGTAGCGAGTTTTGCTTTTGCAGTGCGTACGACTTTTGCGGCTTCGGCGGCTTCTCTCATGACTTCGCCTCGAGCACAAAGCCGGCGGGTAGCCAGCCGAACTTGCGCTTCAGCTCGGACGGGGATAGGCCAGCATCTGAAGATGAGTTGATAAACGTATCGCACGCGTCAACCAAGGCTTGTTTCTTGGCTTTCGCAAACTCTTCGTCCATCCGACCGTCATCGTAAAACTCATGCAGATGCGCTTTGAGTTGGCCAGCGGTTAAGCGGCTGAAGTAGTTGGCGGCAGTGGGGCGCCAGAACTTGTGTAAGAACTCACCGCCGCACTCGTTAAAGGCATAGTCCAAAACGTCCAGCTCGTCGCTATCAATCAAGGCCGTGCGTAGCTGTAGCCGAGCGCAAAGCGTCGTGATCTTTTTCCACTCTTTAGACTCCAGAGCTAACCAGGCATCCCAGCCCTCGCGCGAGTAGCCGTGCTTTACAAACGTCAGATCAATTCCATTCATCTGCGCTTGCAGCCAGTCGCCTTCGGATGCAGGCCCATCCTCGCAGCGGCGGTGGAGTGGGCGGGTCATATAGCCTATTGCGATCTGCGGATCGCCAAAGGTCGCTGAGCCAGTGTGTTCATTGACGGCGCTCAGAACGCCTACTGCCATTTGGAAATCCATAAACGAAAGCAGCTCTTCCGTGCCAACCGCTTTCATCAGCGCGAACTGGCGTTCAACGCCAAGCTCTTCTTTCAGTGCGGCCGAGAAACTGCCGGCATCGGTGGCCACGTCTTCGACGCTCGCCGGCGCTTTCTTTTTGGTGGTGGTGCCTTTGGTGCTCACCTTGAACATATTGCGTTCAATGTGTTGCTTGCCTTGGTGGTCGATCCAGACAGCCGCTTTGCCTTTCCCGGCCTGTTCCTTGGTGAACTTCTTTTTGCCTTTACCGGGCGATCGCTGTTTGTACCCTTTGGGTATCTGGTACCAGTTAAGCGGGTCGGTGTGGACATAGACATCCCCCCAGCCTTCCCGCTTCTGCAAACCGGCCGCGGCCTTGGCAAGCTTTTCATCAAACAGACTGTCCAGCAGTTCGGCATCCAGAAAGCGGGCTTCGGCGTTATCGGAGAATAGATCTTCGTCAATCTGTCCGCCGGCTTCGATGTACGCCTCGCGCCCAACGTACTTAGCGCGACGATCGCGGCCGGGGATGTTGTGTTCCTCAAACGCTTCGCGGATTTTCCAAGGCCGATAGTGGGGCGCCTCCGATTTAAAGACGGCCAGCTGTTGCTTTTGGTCAGGCTCAACCGTGAACGCTGTCAGCGATTCATAGTCCAGCTTCTCGCCCTTGTAGGCTTTGAGTATAGTCGGGTGAATACTGGCGAGTCGGGTGGCGCGCTTCACTTCTCGAGGCGTGAGCGCAAACGCGGCCTGGATCTCTTCGGTTGTCTTGCCGGCATTGGCCATTTCAGAAAACGCAATGGCGGTGTCGATCGGATCCATATCGGCTTTGATGTTTTCCGCCTGTGAGATCTCTTCGGCGGAGGCGTCTGCCGGCAATAGCCCGCAAAGTATTGGCGCGTCCTTGGCCATTCGTTTTTCTTTGACCAGCGCTTTCAGCAACTTCAGACGTCGACCACCGGCCACCACTTCAAAGCAATTCTTTTTCGCCATCGGCAGCACGACCAGGTTCTGCAGAACGCCGTGCGCGGCAAGGCTTGCTTTCAGCTGCTCATCTTGTGCGGGCGTGGTGGCCGACTTGCGCACGTTACGCTTTGAGGGGTGGAGCTGGTTTAGCGGAATGTCTTGGGTTGTTGTGTTCATCGGTTTGCCTTCATTGCTCTCAGTTGGTTGTTCATGATTTGAATGCCGCGCTCGATTGGCATACCCGACGCCTCCATTACGCTGTAAAGCGCCTCGCCAAGAATCGTCGCTGTATGGGCGTCAGACTCGGTAAGAGTTACCCCTTCCCCGTGTACGGTAGTGACGGTGGTTTGCCTGAACTGGCCGCTATGCGTGGACGTTGGTTCGCGGCACACAAGCACCACCATGTCAGCTTCCGTTGCAAGCAATGCCTGGCGGGCAGCCGTTTGGCGGCGCTTTGCTGCTTTATCCATCAGTCGCCCATCTCATCTTGTTCGGGTTCGTCGTCCTGACCTGGCCCTTTGATTTTTAGTTCGATTGGGGTGGCTGGGTTGGTGTATAGCCAGAGAAACCCGTCCGGCAGGACAGAGCCGTGAATCGTAAAGCTGACGGTTACGTTGTCATCCGCCAGGCGCGTGAGCACAAAGCCAGACAACTGCAGGTCATCGCCTAGATCGCACTCTTCCTGTCCGCCAATGAATACGCGGATGTGGTTCTTTGGGAAACTCACGTCAAGCGGTAGCTTCTTAACCAGGCGCAGATCTAACAGCATTTCGAGCACGCTGTTGGTTTCACCTTGCTTGGTTTCTTTCCGGAGACGGCCGAGCAGCCCCAAGCATTTGGCGCGGGTGAGCACCGCTTCAAAGTCCAGGGTGGCGCGCGGCTCGCGGCGCGCTTCTTGCTCGTCAGGATCGCTCACCACAAGCGAATCGAATTTGCCGGGCTTCAGGATGCAGGTCAGGCTAGGAATACTTAAGGGCATAATGTCTCCGTTAGAAAAGTGAGGGGCGCGAAATTGAGCACGATGTAGGCCAGCGTGCCCACGGAAAGGATGGCGAGCAGTCGATCGAGTTGGCGCACGCTGGCGTCCAGCTGCTCTGCGGTTTGTTGTTCGCGGTCAGCGTTAGTCATATGCTGTTCCTTGAGTGAAGTTGCAGCCGGCCGGCCGGGCTCGCGCGTAAGCGTCCAACACACAACCGCGCGAGGGGGTGGAAGCGGCCGGCCGACTGCGAAGAAAACTCATGTGACCGCCACCGATGTATCACGTTTGACTTGTATTCCAGGGATTAAGCGTTCAGCCTCAGCCCCCAGAGCTTTTACTTTTTCATCGATCAATTTGGAGTTTGGTGCCATGTACTCGGGCGGTAACTCGCCTTCATCAGTTACTTCCCACACCCAGCTACGCCGGGTCTGTAGGCCTGGCAGCTTGGTGTGGATCCCGCCAGAGGCTTCAAACAGTGACGGCATCAGATTGGCCGCTTGTTCCCGGAGTTCTGTAGCTCGCACCAGCCGCCCTTTCTTCTCTGCCTGGTTGGCTTGATTCATCAGCGAGTCGTATTTGTTTTCCAGCCGTCGCACCGCCTTGAGGTGTTGGGTGTGGGCTTTCTCGCCTTGCTTCTCAATCCAATTGGCCAGCACGTCGCGTAGATTGCGTTCGAGTACTTCGATCGGTTGAATCAATTCATCCTGGAAGAATTCCTGGCAAACGCGGCGCCGCTCTTCCAATGGGTCGCACAACTGCTTATCGGTGGCCCTCGCCACCTGGCCTAATTCAACGGTCACTTTCAGTAACGCGCTAAGCGCCAGGGCGTCATCATCGGTTCGGGGTCGCTTCACCTTGCTGTGCAACGGCAGTTCGTCCACCGCATCGATGAGCACCGCCACCTGCGATAGCGCCTTGATGTGGCTGGCTAGAAACTCTTTAGCAGCCATGGTTAAACTGCCAGATATTCAGGCACGACAGGAACACAACGAAATCGCGCAGGTCGGGTTGAGGCGTCAGCTTGTACTTACCATCGGCATTGAGTTGCACGCACCACCGCTCGTCGATGTGGATATCTTCTTCTTCCAGCGCCTGGGTGTACCCGGCGAGTTGCGGCCCGACGGTATGCGGGGTAACCAGCGCGGTTTTGAAATCGATCGCGACCTGCTCGCCGAGTGGCTTTTGCGCGACCAGATCAACGCCGCCGGCGTACTGGTGGCGCGGCGAGTAAACCCGCTTCTCAACGAACAGCGGTTCGATCTGGGTATCCATGAGGAATTTTTTAAGTGCAAAGATGCAATTCCAAACGTCTGTATCTATGTCGTCTGTATCCAGCTGCCCTAGCAAATACAACTCAGCCGCTTGGTGCACAGCGGTACCAAACGCCGCGCGCTCTTCCAGCAGCTGCGGATCCACCATGTGCATGCTGCTGATCGGATCCAGCACCTGAGTGACTGAGGGGATCCGCCGGCCGTCCAGGGTGTAGGTGTGTGTCTCTTCGTCAAATTGGAGCTCAGTCATTTGCAAACACCCAGTCGTACACGTCCGCGATCAACGCGCCGTTCTTGATGATGGTCTCCTGTTTGCTTTCGCTGGCTTTTACGTTTTCATTGGCTCCCACCACACCCAGCAGTAACCCCAACGCCAGCAGCTCGCGGTCTCGCCTGACCTTTAATAGATCCTCTATGTAGATTCCCTCCGGCGCCTCGCGCGCTAGAAACTCCAAGCATTCCGCAAACCGATACCTATCTGGGTACTGGTTGCCATTGCTGCGCAGCGTAGCCAGGTGCTCTTCGGTTGGAGAAAACAGCGGTGTTGCTTTGTCGCCGCTCACTCGCTTACCTGCTCGCCAATCCAGGCCGACGCTGCATTGAAGTCCGCGGCCGCAATGGCCTCGAGCTTGTCGACGCTCATAAATTCCAGCAGCGCTTTTTCAGCAACACCAACGCGCTCGAGGTGGGCGCGCAGTAACCGGCATTGGCTCTCCGATATCGCTTTGCCTTTGCCTTTCGCGCGGGGTTTCTTGTTGCTTCTGCGGTTAACGACTTCGCCGGTGTCGGCGTCGACGTCAATGTAGTCTTCTAGATCCTGCTCAAACATATCGCTGCAGGCCAGGGTGGTGAGACAGGCGTCGACCTGCGCGCGCTTCTTGGCCATCTTGAGGATGGTGTTGGCTTTGTCTTGGGGGGTGGCGCGGATCTGTCTGCTGGTGCTGTTGTTCTTCCCGTACTTGATTCGTTGGCGGGTCGGGTCGGTGTCGTCCCATTGCGCATCATTGTTGCAGTAGGTCCAGGCGTACTTCTCTTCGGCGGTGGTGCACTCGCCAATGCCGTAACCGACGATCAATTGCGTTGCCTGGTTCACGACTTCAGCACGGACCCGGTAGTGCACCTCTAGCACTTGGTGCGTGTCGTTATCGATAACGCACAAATCCTCAACGATTGGCCGGACGGCGAGCCCGAACATCACTAACAGGATCTCGCTGCCTGGCTTGTAGAGCGTTGGCTTTTGCGTGCCTTGAATGACCCCGTAGTGCACGCCGTCAACCATGACTTCCTGCATGGCGTATTGGACCGCTTTTAGGCGCTCCACCATGGCTTTCGGATCCACCACCAGGCCGGCGGGAGGTTGAGCCGGGGTGGTGGCCAGGTCGGTGTTCGGGCTCTCAGCAAGGTCGTTCATGAGCGTGTCTGTGTGTTGGAGTGCGCAGAAAAATAAATTTGATTGATATATTTGTCAACAGTTAAATTTATATTCTGTGTGCAGGGCCGTCGTTGCCGGTTACGATGTGGGCTCAAAACAAGGAATGGAGTTGGTTATGTCTGTGTTTGTCTCAATGACGGAAGAGCAAGTAACTCTCTGGTGGTGCCACTATCTGATTGCAAAGGATGATCTTGCGGAGCCGAGAAATAAGGCGGAAGTCGCGCGGCTGGGTGGATGGCTCCAAGCCATCATGGCGGCGATGGCTGAGGCTGAAAACGATTCCTCAGGGGTTGAGTTCGACCTAACGGCCGATGAAGTGGCCAAGATCCGGGAGCGCGGTGCTGCGGCAGATCGAAGATTCTCCCGTTACGCGGAGGCGGGTTCAAAGGCGGGCATGCAGCGGGCAGCTAATTGGATGCTTAAGTTGTTAGGTGCGATATTTGCCGGTGCGCCGGCAGCATTAGAACCAACTGGGAACGAAACGGACAAACCATAATGTCTACAGCGGCCGGGCATCCGTGGTGGGGTCAGTACATGACCGAAGCGTTTGGGTGCGCCTGTTTGGGAGTCTTGTTTGCCGCATGGCTTGCTCGCAGCCGCGCTTTGGAGTGGGCCGCTTGGTTACTTATTGTTGAGTGGTTTCTAAAGAACTACGTCGCAGTATTTTTACAATTCGCGCCGATGCACAACACCTTTTCAAGTGTAGGTTTGTTGTTCATGGCGTATGCCTCGTTTGTCTGGACGCGGCACTGGATCTTTATGCCATTGATGGCGTTTGGGTTGGCTGGCCTAGGGTTTCACCTTGTTCAGAGCTGGGAATTACTCTCTGTGTTTAACTACAAGGCAAACATGAACTGGCTATTTTTTGGCAAATTGGTTGTAGTATTGATAGCAGCGCTAGTCAGCGCGAACACAAGGAAAAGTGGAAATGTTGACGGTAAATTTTTGGATTAGAAGGGTTGATCGCTGGTTGAAAAGCCTCAACCCAAATGATCAGTTATTGGCTAAGAAACAGATGTGTCGTTTTCTGGATGAGGTTGAGTCTCGTCAAAAAACTGAAACGATTCCCCAACCTGCATGTATAAGTTCCAGCGGTCCTTCGGATCAAGCTTAAGGATACGCTGCAAGAGTTCCTTTTCGTCTAGCAGCCCGGCGATTGCTTCTAGATCTCCCTCCCAGATATCACTCACCGGCACTTCAAGGATCTCCGCCCAGAGCAGCGCGGTTTCAGGCGTGAGAGGGGTGATGCCATTGAGTGCCTGGCTCACTGCGGCCTGTGACGAATAGCCAAATTTCTCTTTGATGGCGTCCTGGGTAAGGCGCAATTTCTTGCGCTTTGCCTGCCAAATTATCTTGAGTTTGGTTTGCCCTCGCCCAACAGATACTTCGGCTTTGCCGTCAAAAGTCTCGTCGCTTCCTGCTGTCATCCCCACGCTTATGTCTTCCTGATTAAGTGCCATTCCAACAGTTTTATTAATAAAACTGAATGCAGAAAATATCAAGAGCGCTGCTTCATGTATCCCGTTATTGGGCCGAATCGGAAAAAATACTTGATATAAATAACAATGATATTTATGTTTCGGCACCATGAATGCGATTCAACCACTTGATCAGCCCCCCAGCACCAAAGTGCGATGCCGGGCCCTTGCCCGGTTCCTGGGCCTTCCAAACAGCTGTGTAACCACCTTGGCCGAACACGTCGAAGCCGAAGGGCAGGCGAAATTGGCCGATCATATCGATCGGACGCAAAGCGCAGTGTCGTTCATGAAGAAGCGCGATTGCTACGTCATCACACCAGAAGATGGCGAATGCTTCGTGGTAGAGGTTCGCCAGATCGGGCGGGATTCGAAGGCTAGATGACCTGGTTATTCCCAGCCACTAATCCGCCTCGCTGTTCTTCTGTAGAAACTCCAGCGCTCGCGCGATCGCCTCACTACGCACGTCTTCTAGCGTTTTCGTGGTGTCCATCTTTGTTATCGATTTTATCTGGATCTCTAGTGCTTCGTGGTAATCCGCGTCTCGCTCGAGGGTTATGCGCGTGAGGGTGTGGTTTTCAACATACGTGACGTCGAACGCGGTGTCCGTTAGATCGAAGAAGGCCATGACCAGTTCCTTTGGTGGGTTGAGTCCGTCTCAGCCTGAACGGTTGGGCGCCTGATGCCAACACCCACGACCGACAGGAGGGTTCACAAAACGTAGGCAAAAAAAAGGCCCGGTTAGGGGCCTTTGTTCAGGGGCGTTACAACTTGGAAATCACCTCCCTAGCAGGCCTGTGATTATACCTGTAAGCCCTTGAAGTCGCAAAGGAATTGCGACGTGCGGGGTGTGACCTGGAGTGCACGTAAATCTGGTTTCCGGGATGAAAGCCGAATGCGACGGGTAATACCGCGATTTCAAGGCTCAAGCACCCCTTACCTTCCTGAAATACGTGGAGGGGTAAGGGGTGGTGCCTTTGCTCTGGATATCCCGTCCAACGGAAGACAACAGCGACAACGTAATACAGGAAAAAAATGGGTTACTTAATACGAAACAACAGAACAAAGAATCGGGCGCACTTGCTGATGGATCACGGTGATACCGCGTGTGGTGCGATCAGCGCAGGCAATCTCAAACTTGAAAATTACCGACACCTAGACTCACTGGACAATGTTACGCATCACATGTGTGTGGTTTGCCAACGCGTAATTGACACAGTTCAAGGTGATGCCCGACCGCGGCACCGGCCGCAGCGTGCTGGTCGTAAGTACGGCACTGGTCGCCCTGATGCGATTAGCTCCCCTGAAAAACCCCATGCGTAGATTTCACAGACAGCGAAGACGGCCACCCATGTCAGCTTATGACAAAGCCAAAGCGGTGGTTCAGCTGACGATAAGCAAGGGGCTACTGTACAACGGTGATTTGAGTCTGATCGATTCCGAAGACGGGCTGCACACAGAGTTCGATGTTGCCGGGTTATTCAACACGATCAAGCTAGAGCAATGGCCAGACGCAACAAACCTGGTGGCGGTAGAGAACTTTCGCCAGATGGTGCTCGCTGAGTTTGAGCGCCGTTGGGGTGTGTGGGCCGATGGCTCAGGGGGTGATCGTGCTTATTCTTCCTGATGACAAAAAACCGCCAGAGACAATGTGCATCACAGAGGCGATGCACTATGCCGTCGTTTCGCGAGCAAAAATGTATGCACGGCGAGCGATGCTTTGGCAAGTCGCGGCGATCGCACAGTTAGTTCTGATTGCGTTAACGGTGGTCATTCTTGCAGCGGGTCGCTTCTTGTGAGGCCGGCGCTAGGCATTAGCCCAGGCAGCCGTGGCGGTTACGCGTTGGTCGGAACAAATAGCGATCGGTGTGTGTTCTTGCCTCGCTTCGACGGCACGTTAAATTTGCGCGAGCTTGGCCGGTTGCTGGATGAATACAAACCGGTGGTGGCGCTCGAAAAGTCAATGGTTGGCGCAGGGCGGGGCGAGATCTGCGACCACTGCGGCCAGCGGGACAACCCGGTACCCGTCTCCACTGTATCTAAAGTCATGCGCAGCTTTGGTCAGCTGGAAGGCATGGTGGAATCGCGCGGGCTGACAATTCACACCGTCATCGCCTCCACCTGGAAGAAAACCGTACTGCTGGGTAGCGACAAAACGTTGCACGAAGCAGAAACCATAGCCAAGCGTTGGTTTGATTGGGCGGATACCCGCCCTGGGAAATGCACGACACCGCAAGCCGGCCTGGTTAACGCGTTGTGCCTGGCGGAGTACGCAAGACGAATGGATGAAAATCAAACCACAATGACAGAAGGGCTGGCGCTATGAGCGTGTACCGCATTGAACTGCACACCGACGATGGCAAACGAAAACTGCTCGAGCGCCTGGTTGATGTTACTGCCAGTGAAGCGCGGCGCGTCGCACGTAACCATCAGTCTGGATTGAATGCCGGCACTGTGATTGCGAGCTGGGGTGATGGTCCGAAAGTGCGAAGCGAGGCGCTGGCAAACAAGCACCCCTTGTCAACGACAGGACGGCAGTGGATTAGCCAGCTGCTCGGCTTTGGACATCGACTCGATGCAAATACACGGCAAGCGAATCGCCGCCGAAATAAAGCGGCACGACATGCGCGCCGTAAAAACCGATAACTTTCCGGAGGGAAACTATGAACTCTATACAAATTGGCGAGCTGGAAAGTGACGTGCCGCTACCGTCCGGGGGCGCGTCGAATCGAGTGTTTGCCGCCATGCCGTTTGACACCATGGAGGTGGGCCAGTCGTTCAAAGTGGATGTGGTTTTTGAATACCCAGGGCACCTTGACGAAGAGAACGAAGCAGACGCGCGAGAGATCGATGCGTTAAGAGCGGCGGCGCTAGAAGACACTCGCATCAAAGTTCGAAACGCCGCGAACGGGTACCGCAACCGAAACGATCTGCGAGAACAAAAACATTTGTGCGTGGTGCAAAACGGCGAAGTGCGCTGCTGGCGGACGAAGTAAGTCATGGTTAGTGTCGCCAACGGGCCGGAGGGGTTAGCGGGTCGATACATGCGCGCAAAACTGCAGCGTGTTCGCGAAGATACACTTAGACGCGATTGCGAGAAACGCTTCGATCGGGTGTACACCATGACGTTGCTGCACTTGTTGCGCACAGATCCGGATGGCTCAATCACTGAAATGATTAAGGATGCGACGGAAGCCGGCCGCGGTGCGGTGGCGGGTTTGATTGATGGCAAAGTGCCGACGCTGACTGACCAGGTGGAACCTGTAAGCATTGAGGATCCGTAACCCTTGGGCAACACGATCACGCAGGCGGAGTTGCGCCGGCTAACCAATCAGCCGAAACACAATGCCTTTGGTACCGCGACGCTTGAACAATACCGGGCGCACCTGAAAGGCCAGCCGATCGAGGCACAGCCGAAAGCCAGGAAAAAAAAACCACAACCCAACGTTGCAACGGAGCACGAAGAGCAAGTAACGCTGCTCGGATTGCTGACGTACAAATTTCCCAGGGTGCGCGAGATGATCTACGCGGTACCCAACGGCGGGCACCGTCATTGGTCGGTGGCGTCAAAACTCAAGGCGGAAGGTGCCGATGCAGGTGTTGCGGATCTCGCGCTACCGATGGCCCGGTGTGGGTATCACGCGCTGTACATCGAAATGAAACGCCGCCCGCCAGGTCGATCGGAGATTAGCGCGGAGCAAAAGGCCTGGCGCCTCAAGTTGCTGGCGGAAGGCAACGCGTATTTTTTTGGCTACGGCGCCGACGAAGCGCTGGAAGGCATCAGTTTGTATATGTCGGGTGATGGCCAGGCGTTCGATGCGTGGGTGATCGCGCAATGCAAACGACTGGGTTTTGATTTTTTCAGTGAGGGTTAGGCGTGAGTAATTCGGATTCGAGCCCAGCGGAAGAACGTGACGCGCGCATCAAAGCGAAGGCGCAACGGCAAAGCGATTACCGGCAGACGGTGAAGTGGTTGCTGCTGGACTGGAAGAAAGGCGCGGCCGAAACCAATCTGCCGCCGATGATGGCTGCCAAGGAAAAGTTCCTGGAGCGCAGCGAGGTAGGTCGGACCTATTACGACCAGGAGCTGCAGTACGACACAGGCTTGCCTGTTGAGAAAACGGTAGGCGGTAACGAAACCCGCCAGACGGCCGGCAGTGAGCCGGCCACCTATGTTCAACTGACGGAAGTCCAGGCGGTGATGAAGCGCATCATGCTAGAGCTCAAAGAGCACGAGTTTGGTCCAGATCCGTACCTGGTGGCGGAGCTGTGGGCCACACCCATGACGCTGGCTGACGTGGCGAAGCGGATGGGCTGCAGCGTGCCAACGGTAGAGAAAAAATGGGAAGCGGCGCTGGTTTATATCCAAAGCTGCTTGACGTTCTGGGAGGCGGGCAAGCTTCAGCTGAACACCAAAGATAAAAACCGGTGGTGAAAAAAGACTTGCCATCTTAGATGAGACCCCTGTAACTTCCCCATCCGACAAGTAGCGACTTGTTAAATCCTGAGAAACCGAAGCGCTTAGACAACGCTTCTGCTTAAGAGCCCGCTCCGGCGGGTTTTTTTGTGCCCAAAATTTCCCTAGTGCGCTGTAGAGCAGTTGGTAGCTCGTCGGGTTCATAACCCGAAGGTCGGCGGTTCGAGTCCGTTCAGCGCTACCAGTCAGACGGGAGTGCCCACGTTTGGGGGATCCCCCGGCGCAAGGCTTATTGGTTTATCGGACCCATGTAGGGGTGAAGATCCCCGCTCCTGGCCATCTACTCGAGTGCACCCATGACAACCGCATCAGCCCCCCTAAGATCGGGCGAATCAACTGTGCCTGGCGAAATCCAGGCGTTTAGCTCAGGCCTAGAGATCCCTGCCAGCGTGATGCTTGAGCGTCGGCTGATTGCGCCGGCCGAGTGGGGTGACTTCGAGTACTTCAGTCGTGAAGAATTTTTCTGCTCGTGCTGCGGCAAAGAGCAGATGACCTACCGATACATCTATTGTTTAAACGCCTTCCGCGATCACTGCGGCTTCCCGCTCAACATCAACAGCGGCTGGCGTTGCCCGGAGTACAACCAGAAAGTTAGCTCCACTGGGCCCAACGGTCCCCACACTACCGGGGAAGCCTCCGACCAGGGCGCGAGCTTCAACCGCGCCTGGGAGATCTTCGAAAACTTGCCTGGCCCGTTCCTTGGGGTAGGCATCAACCAGTCCGGGGCAGCCCCTGGGCGATTCTTCCACACCGATCTATGCGACTACCTGCGGGGTGGGCAACGTCGGATGTGGTCTTACTGAGAAAACCGATGAAATTTCTAACGCATAAAACCGTGCATATTTTGGTGCTCGTTTCCGGACTGCTGCTGACCTCGAGCTGTGGCAGGCTGGGCTACAAGCCGGTTGCCCAAGATCAATCCAGGCCCATGCAAGTGTTTCTTGAGGCGGTACGCGCCCATGACTCACTGACCTACAGTTGGTGTGCACTAACCTTGAACGGACAGCTGCGCACCGAAGAAGCGGACAAGCTCCAGCAGTATCTCCGATCGATGGGCACCTTCCTGGAAGCGATCACTGCCAACGGCCGCGGGCTGCAGAAGCCTCAGCTTGAAACGGATCTGATGGATTCCTTTGTGGCTGAGCGCGAAGACGCAAACGAACTGCTGGACAATGCCGATATCGGAACGCTTGCGCCGGTGGACATTGCGAAGGTCCGAGAGAATTGGCACCTGTTACCCAAAGAGTTCGTCAACCGATGTGGCACAAAGATTGGCGTGCAGCCGGTTGGCCTGGATGAAACGTTCCCGGATTCTGCAGGCGCGCATGGCATGGCACGAGAAACCCGGCGAGCGCTTGAGCACTTCAACACCGTGAGCGCAAAAGAACTGCGGCACGAAATGTACCACTGGCGCGCCACCTACGTTGGAGACCAACAATGAGCATCCTAACTGCGATCTCTGGGGCGGCGAGAGTCTTAACCCCGTTTGTTAAAGCGTATGTGCCGATTGCTGGCGTGGCGATGGATACCGTATTGAGCGGTATGTCTGCGTGGGAAGCGCACAACAACGGCGACAGCGCCGGATTTTTAGAGGCGGTGCAAAGCGTGCGCGAAGGTGTGGACGGCGTGTTACCGCCAAAGATTGCCGGCATTGTGAAAGCGGCAGCCACGGCCGTTGGCACGATGGAATCCCATGGCCTGGCCGGCGAGCAAATCGAAGCCATTCTGGATGTCTGCCGCGCTGAAGATCGACCCTGCCAGCCCAGTGATTTTCACGAGTTCGTGAAAGCAACCAACGACACCCTAGACACCTGGGATCCGCACGCGTACCGGCGCTTCCGTCAGTCGATTGGGTTTGAGAGTTAAGCGGCGATGCCTAACGCGTATCTCACTGAAGTAGCACGCAATTGCCGCGAGTCAGCGCTGTACTTGCTTGATGCTGAAGTTGAATCACCCCAGCTCGAGGCCCACAAAACCGAGCAAGGACGTTTTGCTGAAGGCTGGGTGGAAGTCCTCAAACAAGGCAAGCAGCACGCGGCCGCGGCGCACCTGCAGGCGGTTGTCGACAGGCTGCCTGGTGTTACCAGTTTCCAAGCCGCCTCTGATTTGTTTGCAACCGTCGCCCGGCAAATTCTAGCGTGCGAAACTTCATCACAGGAGGCTGACTTGCCTGCTCACGACACAACCCAGCGCCCGGACGGCAAGCACTCCACCCTGCCTGTATCGGCCACCTCAACCCGACTCAAAGCGTGCGGCATGTCTGCGTTCAAAGGCATTAAGCGCGAACAAACGTACGTCGACGGCGCCGAAACCTCACCGGTGTGGGATGGCACCACCATCAAGACAATTCACCCTCGAGGCGATTGGAGTCATTCAGCTCGGATCATCCTTGAGTCAGCCACTGGCGTGGCGGAAGCGTTCACGATTCATGAACCTGAAAACATAACGCTTACGCGCAACGGTGGCGCCGAGACCATCAGCAACGGTGGCGTGTCGGATTACGACAACGAAGCCGGCCGGCCGATTCGGATCTGGTTGGCGGATTACTTGCCGCAGCTCTGCGCGCACAGTCACTTCCATGGGAACCGAGATGAAGACGGGGAAAAGCGCGAAGACATGCAGTCGCCGGACGGTCCTGACGGCTTGGCTGATTCTAGGCCTGGGCTGGGCACGCATTGGCCCGCGTTCTGGCGCGACTCCGCCGAAAACGCCGCGGACACCGTTCAGCCAAACGAGAATTTTCAGCTACGTCTATCGATCTTTGCCGCGAAAGGTTTAACGCCTGGCGTTTACGAAGGCCTGGTATCGGTCCGCGACGTTGACGGCGGAATCACAACCGTGCCGGTGGCGCACACCGTGCCGGCGCTTGATATGCCGGACCAGTACAGTCACGCGCGTATCGCGTTCTCGCACGACAACATGATTATTGATTCGGTGGCGGGCGATGCGTTCGACGCGTTGCCAACCTCGCCGGCGATCCGCAAAGCCTGGAAAGATCGGTTCTGGCGCAAGAAGAAAATGTTTGGCATGACGCCAACCGGGTTTGATGAGAACAACAACCCAGTACCTAGCGCTGATCATGAGCCGCGTGTGTTGGGTGGTTTGTATTCAGGCCCGGAGTACTTAGGCCGCGGCATTAACGCGCCGCTCGAAGCACACATGATGGCGCCGTACTACACCTCGCGATTCTGGACGGGCGTTGACGCAAGCGATTGGGACAACCCACCAGCTACGCCGCCGGCGGCACTGGTTGCGCACACTGACGCGGTTGACGCCTGGGCCGCGGCGAACAACTTCACTGGCCCGTTGATCGTTGCGCTACGCGATGAAGTGTCCAGGGAAGAAGATCTGGTGAAGCAGAACGCGGTGGCGGGTATGTACCCGGCCAACTGGCTGAAGATGCTCACGACCTTGAGCTCAAGCGATGATCCGCAGCTCACACCCATCTGGAAATGGATGCCCGAAGATCCTAACCCCTACCCAAACTTCAATCTGATACTGGTTGCCGCGAACGCGTTGCCAAAACGGTTGCGTGACATGGTGGCGGACTGGAAGACAAGAGCACCAGGCGCGCTATATGGCCCGTACAACGGACACGCGACACCGGACTTTTCCGTTATGTTCGATGACGATTTGGCCGGCGGTCAGATCCTCTCTGGTTTTGGTACCGCGAAGCAACGCCCTGCCGGCGTGCAAGACATGTCGTTTATCTGGACCGTGTTCTACGGAATCATGGAAGAGTCACGCCGCGCACTGCCGCCGGATTACGATGACCTGGCCGTTCGAATGGACGGTGCGGATCCAAGCCACTTTAAAATCAACGATGGCACGGTGCCAGGTGTAACCACTCCAGCCGATGGCTTCCCGCGGATGAACGTCAACAAGACGCCGCAAACGATTGGCACCAATGAGGTTGACTGGCCATGGACACCGATACTCGGACAGTCCGGCCACCTGCACAGCCAGCTGGACGGCTACCTGTTCAAGCCAGGTCGAAACGTTTATCACACCGAAGCCGATAGCGGTTACCCGCAAACAGATACCTTGCGCATTGGTGAGGCCTGCTTTGGCATTGGCATGCGCCAGGCGATTATCGAAGTGGCGGAACTTGCACGCGTGAAAGACGCGCCCGCTACCGACGCGGCCATCAAAACCGTGGTACCAGACGACTACTTTGGCTATGAGTTGGGTACCAAAGGCGACATGTACCCCGATGAGTCTCCTAACCAGGAGTACTCGCACAACGCAGGCCTTCGACCACTTAACACGATCGACCGCCATACCGCACACACTGGATTCGAAACCTTAATAGGGATCGCTCAATGATTGAAAACCACTACATCGAAGCGCACCGCGAGCTGACGGAGAAAGTTGTTTACTACCGTAGTGACGTACACAACTCGCTAGCAGACGACGACGACGAAGGCAGACTTAGAGCAAAACGCTTGGGTGATGCGTTCGAAGTGTTCGCTGACATGATTCACAAAATGGAGGGCGGCAACGTGCCTATCACCAGCATCAACAATGGCCAGCCTATCCCGTTCGGCGCAACCGATGTACCGTTCACCGCCGACGAAGATCCGAGCGCGCAACCAGGCGTCAACCTGGAAGAATCCCCAGGTGGTCGCTCGGAAGATTTCCCCATCAAAGACGTGGTTGACGAAGGTGGCGGCAACTTCTCAGGGAAGATCGATCACACACCCACAAAGATTAAGCCGACCGGTGCAGGCAACCCGCAAAACGCGAGTTTTACCGTGCCTACAGAACACGTTGGCAACTTCCCTGGTATTCGACACTACCAAGGGTTGGGCATCCGTCACTTAATCAACGGCAACCTTAAGAACTACCCCGAGCCGGGCGCGATGCAACAGCGCTACCACCAAGACGTGGAGCCGGTAATTCAAGGTGCGCCTAATGCGTTTGATGACTACGTGTATCCAATCCAAGCGTTGTTGATCAAATGGAAAGATTGTCTTGTTGACTCTCGAATTCCAATGAGTGTCGCGGAAATGGCTGACCATACGCACAGCAACTACCGTTGGAACCACCCTCAGTTAGACGGATTCAGCGACATGCTTAACGATCCGTTGGTAACTCAAGGGCGGCTTAAGATACGCGTCGAGGTAGCGTGGTCGTTTACTGCAACAACCGACTGTCTGCCGCGCATAGCACGAAACTCTAGTGGTGATCCGAACACGTACGATTTTGGTTTCCGTTTCGATGGAGCAACATCCGGTGGCGCGTGGGTGTATCGCATGGATTTGGCGGAGTCTGAGGCGTTGAACACCGCGTTTATGACGGCGTTTGTTAAGCGGTTCGGTAATGAACCAGGTATCTGTCAAATCATTGCGTCGGAGTCGTTCACTGGCAGCGTTCTGCCTCCAGGTTTCAGCGTGCAGCAACACATGCGCGGCCAGTTGAACGCTTTGCAAGCGATGGTTAACGCCGCGCCCCGCGATGCCAACGGTCGCCGGGTGAACATTGGTAAAACCTCGCCCTTCGATAACGGTGTGTCGATTCAAGAGTGGGAAGACGTTGGCGCCGGTCAATGCTGGCCTGATATCGAAACGTTTGAAGGTACGTGTGGCGACAGTAACCCTGCCGACCAATCGTGTTTGGTCGAGCCCAACGCGCGAAACTTCAGCGCACGAATGGAGCGCCACCTAAACGCAGGCTTGCCGGTTGATGTGTCGATTGATTCCAAGAACGCGGAGAAGGGTGTTAATCAAAGAGGGCAGCCGGACCCCGCGATCATTCCTAATCCTTACGGATTGGCTGCGGGTGATCGTCGGCCTTGGAACGTTCGCGACATGGTGTGGTACTTCAACACCATTGTTCCAGTGTCCAGCTTCTGCACGAATATCGGCTTTAGCTCGGTAACAAACGGTACGTGGGATATGCCTTCAATCATCGAAACGTACAGGGATTGGGGGCAGGGCGGGCAATACGCTGACATGTTCGGCCCGTTCCCTCAGCGCATCATAAATGGTTAATTACACCAGCACCCCGCCTTCGGGCGGTACCGACGTAACACTCGCGGGCACGCTCGCGGGCGGTGCTGTGCCGCAATTGGTGGCGGGTAGCTATGTCATTCTCAGTACCACCGCGTCAGGTACGATTAGTCTGGGGACGGATGGTGTCCTAACGAATACCGGGCCGAACGCGGCCACGGTGACGCTGTATCAGTTCGACGAAGCCACAAGCCAATACCTCATTATTTCGGCCACGGTGGCGGGTGCAGGGGGCGGCACAGGCGCACTGACCGTCGATGGCGATATCTACGCTGGCAAACTAATCACTGTCACAACGGACGTGAATCTCGCAGCAACACCCGACGTTAGTTTGAACATCAACGGGCAGTTGCTTGCCGCAACCATTACGCAGGTCAACCCCGGCATTGTTACTGTGCCGTTCCCCCTCGATAAAGCCGGGCTTCGGATAGAAACAGGCGTGTCTATCTCACTAGAGATAACGGGTGGATCATCGATTGCCGCCGGTACCGGGGACTTGACGGTTCGACCTGGCGGCGTGTTGCATGGCCAGCCTTCTGAGCTACTCGGCGGTCAGTTACCGGGCGTCAGCGTTAACGGCCAGCTTGTTGAGCAAATCGAACAGCACGACACCAACGGCGGGACGGTTGAGTACGTCAATGGAGTGGCGATCAACACCGGCACTGGTCCTGATATCCAGTTCTATGACGTGTACTACAACGGCTCTTGGCAGACGTTAAGCGCCACGATTCCCGTATTTGCGGAGCTGTTTGCGTACGACGTTACCGCGGCCGATGACACAAAGTGGGTAATCGACAGTAACGCGCACACTGGAATCACGACGGGTAGTGTTGGATCGCACGCGTGGGTGGAGGAATCCGCAGTAGCCGGGTCCATCGGCGGGAGCTACATGCGTGCTCTGCCGATCAACGGCACGCTTCAAAGCCAGGGCACAGACATAGGTTTGTCTTTGCATCCCCTCATGGTTTACCGGATCTATTCCGCAACTGCGCAAACGGTATATGCCTGGGTGAAAATGTGGGCGTCTGATAACTCAGAAAACAGCGCGTGGATGGGCTTCGAAGAGCCGTACCTAAACGCAAACTATGGCCCGCCGCAAAGCGCCTGGCTGTGGGATATGGTTGGGCCCTTGAGTGCCATTGAGGGTGACAACGAGCTCAAAGTTGGTATGCGCGAAGATGGCACGATCATCGACGGCATCATTCTGACAACCGATGCGGCCTATGACCCCAGGCTGGACCCAGCGGCGGCGGATGCTCTGTTCGGCGCGCCGTCTGTGCTTATTGATTCAACCACACCGGTAATCACGTCGACGCAAGGCGCAGAAATGGCCGTGCGTGGTGGCCCGCATGAGATAGCGGCCGGGGCGTACACCGACGCCGGCAACCAGATGGGTACCTGGAGTGCCACCCTGGACGGCGCCGCGTTGCCAGAGGGCTACGCCATCAACCCAGCAACGGGCGCGATCCAATTGGATGGCACGCAGGATTCTGGCGTGTATTCGATTGTGCGTTCTGTCAGCGATGGCACCAACACTGCGCAAGAGACGTTTGCGTTAACTATTGTCGACAACATCGGCACAGAGCAAGCGGTGTCGTTGATTAAGCCCGTGGGCGCCTTTGTTTGGGAATCGCCCTACCAGGAAATGTCGGGTCAGGCCTGGGAAGGTATGGGCACTTGCGTTAAACAAGTGAACCTTGGCCAAGAATCCATTGTGATGAACACGCGTGATCAGCTGACGGCTGACACGGTGTTGGCGGCGGTGATTATTTCGAACCCGCGGCCGAACGACAATACGTTGCCGGCACTGTTTTTTAATGGCGACGTCAATAACGCGTTGTTTCTGACACTGGCTGCAGATACCGATGGCAACCCGCGACGCATCGAGTTCAAAGAGCGCGTTAACGGCGTCGATCGAAACGTGACCTACGCGCTTGCGTCGGTACCGCTCGCGACAGGCACCAAGGTTGCTTTAGAGTACAACAAGGTTACCGGGCTGATCCGCATTCGCGTCAACGGTGCGGTGATCGCGGTGATACCGTCATCTGTACACAGAAACGCCATGTACTTCGCTGATGGCATGATTGCGCAGAGCAATGACATGGGCGTTGGTTGCGTTAGCGCGATCGGATCCAGTGGTTTTGAACCGCTCCGCATTAGCATGCTCAACGGCAACGTGGGTATAGCGTCTATCATTCCAGGGGTAAACACCCTGCAGTTTTCTGGCGACTACGCGCCACCAACGGTTCGAGTCGCGGATGTGTTCGGGATATTTACCGAAGTTCCCGCTTCGCAGACCAACGCCAGTACAGTCACGTTTACGCCCGACATGACGGAGCTGTACAAAGGGCCGGTTGTGGTGTCGACACCCAACGGGCTCGAGCGAAACGCAAACTACGGCGCACCTACCGGGTTCAAGGTGACCAAGTTCGGCGCTGTTGTCTCTACGCCAATGGGAACCGCAAATTGGGGCGCTAACGGCCAGGTCACGGTGCCAACGCACACGATAGAGGGCAACCCGATCACGGTGCTTGAAAATGGCCACGTCGAAATTGACGGCGGGGCGATGCCGCAAAGCGTGATGATTGCCTTCAACGATGGCACAGGCTACGGCGCCGCAGTCAGAGAATGGTTTTACCCGCGCGAGATTGAAGCGGCTATACCCGTACAGTTGTTTGCCGGCAACGCAGTGAACATAGATCTGAGTACGCTCTACCCAGTGCTGGGAGTGCCGGAGTCGGAGCAAGGTAGTTCGGGCGCCGGCTGGAGTATTGCAACGCCTGGCGGATTACCTGCAGGCCTGACGCTGGCTGGTGACATGCTGACTGGCGCATTGCCAGATGGGCTCACCGAGGTAGATCTAGAAATCACGTTGCCAGACGGCCGTACACTACCCACAACGCTGCAGATCAACATGCAGGTGATTGACGCGGAATTGGGCACGCTGGCGATTGAGGTAGAAACGCAGATTGCGGATCCGTCCGTATTGCCGATGGCTGATCCTGGTTCGATGGTGATAGCGGCTGTCACAACGATGGCGGATCCGTCCGCTAGGCCTGAGGTTGCTATTGGCGGCATGGCGGTTGTCACGGCGATGACCGCGCCGGTACCAGAAGAGCGACCAGTCATACCCATTGGCGGAATGGCCGTGGTTGTCACGATGACACCGCCAACGCCGGCGGTGGCGGCAGACGAGAAGCTAATTAGCGCCGGCGAACGTCTGGCGATACAGATTTACTAGGAGCAATTTCATGGGTGATTTTATAGATCCGGAAGTACTGGACAAAGGACCGGATTTCTTTCAGGCGCAGGTTGCTACGCTGAAGGCCGTCAAGGGCTTGGGTCAACCAGCTGACCTTGCTGCAGCAACAGCTAACGAGCTATCAAGTATTGCCTTTGTGTCTGCCGATACCTCGCTGGCTAACGGTGATGTCAGCGGACGAAAGCTGATACTCAACGCCAAGGCAGACCTAGATGTTGGTACCGGCGGCGGTGATACCGATTGGTTTTGCTACTGCTCTGCAACAAAGATCCTGGCGGGCTTCGATATGGCGTTGGCTGGTCGAACCAAGCTCACTGGGTTGGCTGCAGCGTCTAAGTTCAATGTTGGCGCGGCGCAGATCGAGTATAGGGATCCGTAGCCACCGTTAGTTCTGTTTCACTCTGCAATTCTGGAAGTTCGCTATGTTGGCTAGTTCTCTAAACGATACCGCGCAACGCATTGTTCGTCGCAATGTTTATCGTGGGCACGACAACGTGATTACTATCCGAGCGGATCGTCTTCGATACGATTCTCACAAGAGTGTCGGCCCGCTCAAATGGTCATTGGTCGATAAGGCCAGGGTTGCTATTCGGAGCTACGCCGAGTATTTAGATTGGCTGAGTGATGTCACGGCGAATACCGGAACTGATGGCTACACACCGCCTGCAGAGCCTGCATTCTCTGTTTTGCACGAGTCGACCAATCTGTCAGGCGGGGTTTTCAATATTGAGACCAGCCAGGTTGAAGACGGCGCGATAGCGCTACGCCTAGGCCTTGCAACGACACAGCCCGATGTTGGTGACTATGACGTTCGCTTAGTGGCTTGGGAACGAGGGGGCGATCTCAGCCCAACCACCGTTTTGCATGAGCGCCGTGAAGACGTTCGCCTTGTTATCTCCTTTCTCGACTCTTAACAAGAGCCCAACCCACGTTTGATTAACCCCTCTCTTGCAGACCAGCTGGGGATTGTCTTCGCATGCACATGCGTTGTGAGCCTCGGTCTGCTCACTAAATTAACTGGACACAGATATGGAAACCAACGAAATACCAAGAAGCGCAAGCGCAAAAGGTAGCCCCCATCTATTCTCTGAGATAGCCGTCTCTGTAGAGGGCGAGGGTATAGCGGGCTGTGTCGCCTACAGCATGACAGAGGGCTGGGCGGATGCCATTGGCGAGCACGGCCGCATTGAGCGCCATGTTGGCGAAGTAGCCGTGGTGGTGCGTGACCTCGAGCGCGAGGCCTTAGAGCTCCGCATAGCACAAGAGCAGTTGAAAATAGATGAGCTGACCACAGCCGTGGCAGAGCATGAGGCAGAGCTAGAGCTAGCGCAGGGGCGCCTAGCAGAGTACGAAGCACAGGCGGCCGCACCAGCTGCAGACAGTGGCAGCACTGACAGCGGCACAGACAGCACAGGCACCACAGATTCAACCAATGACAGTGAGAGTGGTGAGTCTGACTAACTCTTGCCCCGTGTTGGCGATTTCAGCCAGACTTGGTCAAATTCGCCGATCATGGTCAAATTCGCCATTCATGGTCAAATTCGCCAGTCTTGATCAAAAAAGGTACTGTGTCGCGAATCTGGGCCACTTGCGGGTTGGCGACGCGCGAAATTTCGCCGGTTTTGATTTTGTCTACTAGGTTTCGCATCAGTGGCTAAAGCGAAGGCCAAAAAGGCGCCCGTACGAAAAAAGGCGCCAAGGGCTAAGAAAAACAAGGACTTACCGGTACTTCGCCAACTGCGCATGGTGGATCTGGAGGATGTAGCGGTAGACGCGGCAACCATCGCGGGTCTTGTTGGCCTCAAGGATCCGCGGCGGTTGCAGCAACTGACCTCCCAGGGCGTGATTCCTCGCTACAAGCGAGGGCAGTACAAATTGATTGAGACCTTGCAGGCCTGGTCGGAGTACCAGCGGGGTGCGGCAGACGGAGCAGCGCCGGCGGCAGATCTAAACGCACAACGGGCCCGACGCGAGAAGGCAGCGGCCGACAAAATGGAATTTGAAATGGCGGTCAGCCAGCGCCAGTACCTGCGCATTGATTTATTCGAAACGATTTTAGGAGAAGTCGCGGCGGCGGCAGCATCGACACTGGACGGACTTTCCACCGCGGTTAAGCGGAAGTTCGGCTTAGACACCGAGACAGCGAGTGCCATCAACAGCGAGATCTACTCAGCAAGAAACGCCATCGCCGGCGTCCGACTTGGGCCTAACGGAGTCGCTGCAAAAACGGATTAACCGCCACCTCGAGCGAGGGCTTAGACCGCTCCACACCCACGAAGGTTTGCGCGCATCGCAATGGGGTTTGGACAACGACAACTTTTACATGTCGCCGGAAAGCTCGGCTATCGAGGGAGGCTTCAAACCCTGGCCGTTTCAAACCGGCATTGTCGACGCGATGAGCTGCGACGACATCGAGAAAGTGACAGTCCGCAAGTCATCGCGGGTTGGGTATTCGAAATTGCACAGTTTGAATACGGCCTACAAGCTCACAGTCAAGCGGCGTAACTGTTTGATCTTTTGCCCGACTGATGGCCAGGCAAAGAAGTACACGAAAAAAACCATCGACCCGTTACTGCGGGACGCGCCAAGTTTCAGGGAGGCCTTGCGAGGCTCCGGGCGCAACAGTAAAGAGAACACGTTAGAGACTAAGTTTTTCATCGGATGTTCATTGGATGTCAGGGGCGGCCACTCACCGGACAGCTACCGCGCTGACACTATGGATGAAGTGACGTACGACGAGCTGGCCGCGTTTGAATTAAACATTGGTCACGAAGGCTCGCCTACGTTTCTCGGTGACAAGCGTACGTTTGAATCGCCGCACTCGAAAAGTATTCGGGGCTCATCACCAACGCGTGACGGGGTATGTCAGATTCAAAAATCTGAAGAAGAAGCCGACCTGGTGTTTCGCTTCAAGATGCCATGCCCAACGTGTGGCGTCCGGCAGCACTATGAGTGGGGCGGCAAGGATGTTGCTCACGGCATCAAATGGGAAGACAGGGACGCAAATACAGCGCACTACGTTTGTTGTAACGGTGAGTGCGGTGCGCGTTGGGAGTTCAAGGACGCCAAAGAAATCCAGTCACGCGGGCGTTGGGAAGCGGAGACCGGCGAGTACATTGTTGAAGGCGAGGATCAGTACTACCTAGCCAACGAAGACGGGGAGAAGATCCCCTGGCCGTCGCACGTTGGGTTTGTGGTGTGGGCGGCGTACAACCTGTTGGTGCCCTGGTCGAAACTGGTCACTGAGTGGTTCAAGGCGCAGAAAGATCCGGAGTCACTGCAGAGTTTTATAAACACCACGCTTGGCGAGTTCTACAAGGACACGCTAGTAGAGGTGGATGCGGAGCCGTTGTACAAGGCGAGGCAACCTTGGATCCTGGGCCCGGAATGGATCCGCATGATTGCGGTCGGTGCTGACCTTCAGCCAGACCGCGCGGAGCTTACCTTTGTTGGCTATGGGCCTAACGAAGTTTCTGCTGCCCTGTATCACCTGGTGTTGCATGGCGATTCGCAGGATCCAGATCACTACACCGCCATCATTGAGGAATTGCGTAAGCCCATTAAGTTAGCGGACGGTCGGGAGTTACGGCCGTTGCTGTGCTGCTTTGACTCTGGTTATCAAGCCAACCAGGTGTACGGGTTATCGCGGCGCGCTGGAGTCAAGTTTGTGATTCCAACTAAAGGGCTTTCAACCTACGGCGCGCCGATCGTGACCATGCCGCGCAAGCCGCATAAGGAGCACCATGTGTTCCTGTCACAGATCGGAACGGACACTGCCAAGGAAGCCATCTATCAGCGGCTGATGTTGCCGCTATTTGATAAGCAGGGAAATCCTACGCCGGCATCGATTCACTTCCCTGAGATCGACGGCGTGTTTGATATGGAGTACTTCAACCAGCTGACGGGTGAAGAGAAACGGCCGGTCATTCATAGAGGCCGGAAGATCTTAGCCTTTCAGCAGGCGTACCCGCAGGTCGAGGCGTTGGATTGCATGGTGGGTGCCTTAGCGGCCGTGAAAATCGCGCAGTCCCGTTTTCGTATCGATCTGTCAGCACCACTGAGTCATCAACCGGAGCGCAAGAAAATCCATCGACCAGGCACAGGAACAGGCGACGCAACGCCGCAACAGAAAAGCGAACCAGCGGCACGGCCGGAGTCGGCAGATTCCCCCGCCACTAAAAAACCGAAAGTGAAAGCAAAACGGCTTGGCGATATCGCCAGCCGACTAAACAGGTAACCCATGGCGTTAACAAAAGCAGAAATGTTGGCTGAGGCAATTGCCGCGCGTCACGCCCTCATTACGGGCGAGAACATGACATCGGTGCGCAAGACTGATTTTGGCGCGACGTACCAGCAGATGGATCGCGAAGAGCTTGAGGCCTACATACAGCAACTGACGGCAGAGGCTGCGGCAGAAGCGGGCAGTACTGAACGCCGGCGCGCACCGATTAGGTTTTGGCTATGAGCGCAATAGTGGATGTCAATGGCAACCCCATGCGACCGCGGGCGAGTTCGTACGCGCAGCACGCCGGTGCTGATCTAGTCAGCAAGGAATTGTCTGGCTGGTGGCCCAGCCTCATGTCAGCGGACGGCGCCTGGAAAGAAGAGCGGGAGATCCTGCAGGCCAGGTCAGAAGATGCGTTCCGAAACAGTGGCCACCTGACAGGCGTCAAGCAGTTACTGGCTGACAACATCATTGGCGCTGACTTCTTGTTGGCCGCAAAGCCAGACCACAAGGCTTTGGGCATCACGTCGGAAGCAGCTCAGGAGTGGGCGCGCGAAGTTCAAAGCGAGTGGGGGTGCTACGCCTACGACATTGATTCGCACATAGACACCACAATGCATTTCCAATTGCCAGGCCTGGTTACTCAGGCGTTTCTGAGCAACCTGGTTAGTTATGAGATTGTGGCGTTGGCGGACTGGCTGCCGAATCGCGGCGGTAAGTACGCAACAGCCATCCAGAACATGGACCCCGCACGCTTAAGCACGCCCGACGACAGGACCGATGACGAACGGTTGCGCATGGGTGTGCAGAAAGATGCTCGAGGCGCGCCGCGGCGTTACTGGTTTGCATCAAACCTTGCCGGCGACCCGTTACGCTTTGGTGGATCAAAGCGGTGGCGCTCAGTGCCTAAGTACACGCGTTGGGGTCGACGCCTGGTGTTTCATACCTTCGAGCCCGACAAGGTGGGAGCGTCCCGCGGCCGTGGCGGCATGGTGTCGATTCTCAAGAACGTCAAATCAACTGAGAAGCTGTCAGACGCTCACTTGCAGGCCTCTGTCTTAAACGCGGCGCTGTCTGCAGTTATTCATTCCAGTTACGACTGGAAGGCCGTCAGTGAAGCGCTTGGCAGTCTGCCTCCGGATGCAACCGCGGAACAGCGCGCGGCAAATGATCCGGTGAACAATTACCTGGGTGGCGTGCTGGAGTGGTACGAACGAGGGAACATGAAATACAACGGCGCCAACGTGACGCACTTGTATCCGGGCGAAGAGCTGGAGCTAAAATCATCTGAGCACCCATCGGCTAACTTTGCCGACTTCAAAGAAGTGTACGACCGCGAGCTCGCGGCAGCCTTCAACATGAGCTATTCGCAGTACTCGCGCGACTTCACCAAAACCAATTACTCCAGCATGCGGGCATCGCAACTGGATTCGTTCTTGATGTACACCGGCCGACGCAAAATTTTGCTGACGCCTTACGCGCGGTGGATCTATTCACTGTGGTTAGAAGAAGCGATGGACAAAGGCACCGTGCCGACGCCGGCGGGGGCCCCAAGCTTTTGGGAAGCCAAAACGGCTTACACAAAGTGCGAGTTCCGCGGCCCAGCTCGAGGCCATATTGATCCGGTGAAGGGCGTCAACGCCATGGAGCGGCGCCTGGCGTTGGGTGTGACCAACCTGGAGAAAGAAGCGGCCGAAGAAGGGACAGACTGGCGCGACAACATGGATCAGCGTTTGAGCACCATCAAATACGCGCAGGAGCTAGCGGCTGCCGCCGGCGACGGTGTGGAGTGGCGAGATCTGGTACCAGGCGCTGCCAAGGAAGCGGCGGAAGTGCCCCAACAAGTAGAACTGGCGGACGATTAACGATGGCAGAGAAAAAAGAAAAAATGCGCGGTGATGTCGCGAGCATGTACGCCGCCTTAGCGGGTGGCCCGGCAATGTTTTCACCTCAGCTGATGGGGCGCTTTGGGTTGCCGGCATTTAGGGATCCAGGCACGCAGCCGGAAGCGTTCGACGCGCCGTGGCAAACCTACAAAGGTATGGGCGTGTCGATCGACAAAGGCGTTGCGGTGTTGGAGGTCACAGGCCCTCTGGGTTTCAAACTCAGCTATTGGTCTGTTGGTTACGATGAGTTACACGAAGTCATCGAGACGCGCGTAAAGCCGAACGCAGACGCACTGCTTTTGAATGTGCACAGTCCCGGCGGTTTGGTCAGCGGTTGCTTTGATTGCGCCGACTACATTTATGGCCTGGACATGCCGGTGACAGCCGTTGTGTCTGATTACGCCGCGTCAGCCGCTTACGCGCTCGCAAGCTCCGCCGACAACATTGTGATGACGCAGAGCGCTATGGCCGGTTCTATCGGTGTGGTCATGACGCACTTCGATTATTCAAAACGAATGGAAGCCATGGGTGTGGGTGTGACTTACATCTACGCCGGCGACGACAAAGTACTTGGCTCTCCCTATCAAGAACTCAGCGACGACGACAAGGCCGCGTTGCAAGCGGAAGTCGACGCGCTCTACAGCGGTTTTGTTGACAAGGTGGCCCGCGGCCGCCCAATGACTGCTGACCAAATTCGCGACACTCAAGCCGGATTATTTCTTCCGGAAGAGGCGGTAAAGCTTGGGCTTGCCGACAGCATCGCAAACCCACACGCCCTACTTGCAGAAATGCAGGATGGCGTTCGATCCGGAACCTTAGTTCCATCCACCACTAGAATGGAGGCAATTATGCCAACTCCAGAAGGGCTACCGGCCTCCAAGGCCGAACTCGATGCTTGCGGACGCGGAAAAGAAAGGCGCAGCTGCAGCAGCAACCACACCAGAGCCGAAAGGCGAAGGAGCCTCAGACCCAGCACCAGCGATAGCCAGCGCGAGTGATGAGCGCGCGCGCATCAAAGCGATCATATCGCTAGACGCTGCGAAGAAACGGCCGAATCTTGCGCAATCGCTTGCCATGGATACCGAATTGGACCCGGAAGCGGCAACCAAAGTGCTCGAGGCGGCGGCGGAAGAAACTGCAGGGGGCGCGGGTTCGCTTGCCTCCTTGATGGGTGATTACGATCACGGAATTTCTCCAGAAGGCGGGGATGAAACCCCTAGCCCGGAGGGTACAGCGCGGAAGCTCAAACCTTTGAGCCAAGTGCACGAAGAGATGCGGAAAGCATCGGGCCACGCTTAAGCGCGCGGGTAATTCAATCAAGTAGGAGAATCTTATGAGCTCAATTGCTCAAGAACCGCGCAGCTGGAACTGGCTTCAGAGTCCAGCCAACGGTAACCGGTCAATCGAAAACGTAACGCTTGGTGAAAGCCAGACGTGCAAAGCAGGCCAGGTGCTCGGAATCGTTACGGCAACCGGCAACTTTGGTGCTTGGGATCCGGCAGCCGCCGATGGCTCGGAAAACGCTGCTGGCCTTCTGGGTATCGGTGCGTCAACGGTGGCGGGTGAAACCATGCCGGTAGCGATCGGTGCACGCGACCTGACTTACTTCGGTAAGAACCTGGTTTATCCGGACACCGCCACGCCTGCACAGGTCACGGCGATGAAAGCACAACTGGCCGCACTAGGCATGATCGAACGCTAAGCGTTCGGTTACCAAATACAAAGGAGAAATAAGTTATGCCAATGCCTAACATTTTTGCGGGCGAACCGTTCACAACGATTTCGCTCATTGAAAGCTTTGAGCGGCAACCGCACATTCCTGGTCGCGCTGGGCAACTCATTGATTGGTCCGTTGACGGGATCATCACCACGGTTGCACAGGTCGAGTGGGTTGAAGGTAGTCTGAAGCTGTTGAACCCGACGCCTCGAGGCGGCAACGGTGAGACCACCGAAGAAGACCTGGCGCGAGCCAAGCCCTTGAACATTCCACACTATCAGCATGATGACACCATCATGGCGGACGAAGTGCAGAATGAGCGGGCGCTAGGCAGTGAAAATCAGCTTATGCGCGCAATGGAGCTGGTGGAGATGCGTCAGCGTCAACACGCCCAGTGGAAACTAGATCCTACGTTGGAATACCAGCGCATCGGCGCATTGACCGGCGTTATCCTGGATGCTTCCGGGGACACTCGTCTGGATTTGTTTGACTTCTTTGAAGTAAACAAACCGGCCGTTGTGAACCAGAACATGACCACCTTGGTAGACGGCAAGCTGCGTACCAGCTTCACCAAAACGCGGCGCGCCTCGCGCAAAGCGGTTGGCGGTGCGGTGTACGGTAAGAGTCGTGTGCTTGCGGGTGACGACTACTGGGACGCTCTGATTGAAAACAAGGAAGTGCGTGAATCGTACCTTGCTCAAGCAGAAGCGTCGCAATTGCGCGGCAATTCGCTGTATGAGCAGTTCGATTTTGCCGGCATCACCTTCGAGAACTATCAAGGGGACAAGGAAGACGGCACGCCGTTCATTGCAGCGGATGAAGCCCGGATGTTCCAAACCGGCGTTCCTGGTTTGTGGCGAACAATCTACGCGCCAGCGGATTACAACGAGACGGTTAACACCCGTGGTCGTCCCCGCTACTCGCAGATTGTTGAAAAGCAAAACAAGAAAGGCTGGGACATGGAAAGCCAGTTCAACGCCATCAACTACTGCCAGCGACCTGAGTCACTGCGCACGTTCAAGTTGGCGTAAGCGTGAGAGCGGAAGACTTTGACGCGGCGGCAGAAAAAGCCGCGTCTCATGTCTTGTCTCGTTTGGGGGGCCGGGAGCGGTTCCCTAAACGATATAAACGGCGCGCGGGCGAGTACGTCCGGGTCACGCATCGCGATAACACACGCTCCCTGAACATCACCGCGTTACGGCGGGAAGATGTTGAAGATTTAGAAACCGAATCGGGTTTTTCGATTACGCACGATTTGGTGTACGACTTAATGAAATCAGAAATTGGAGAAGCCCTCCAAGGCGATGTCATTGAAGACTCAGCCCATGGCTCCTTTGAGGTGCTTCGATCGCTCGTCGACGATGGCACGATAATCACTGTTCTGGTAACCCCGGCAGATGCCTCTCAGCTTAGAACAACAAGCTGAGCGCCATATCAGGACACTGCGGGCTATCCGCAGTATTGAGGTTCCCAGAGCGGAAGCGTCGGCGTTAACGAAGGCTGCTCGTTTAACGCGCACGCGCGTAGTTCGTGGTGTCGCAAAGCAGCTGAAGCTTAAGCAAAAAACCATTCGAGAGCGGACCTTCACCAGACGCGCCACTGCTCGCAAGTTAACCGCGACAGTCCGGCACTACGTTAGGCCTGTGAGCGCCATTTCACAATTCACCCCGGCCGCTCGCGCGCGATTGCGCGTTGGGTTTGGTACCAACCGATCTGGCGTCAAAGTGCGCGGTCACCCCACCTTTAAGAGCGCGTTTATTGCTCGAGGTAACGACAACAAAGTAAAGAACAGTCGCGCGACGGGTAAAAAGCAGGTTTTTCGCCGGAAAGGGCGCGGCCGGCTGCCATTGGAAAAAATTGAATTCGATATTCATGACGCAACGGTTGATGTCGCCTCGCGGGTGGCGCCACGCGTGATGAAAAACGAGTTTTCCAGATTGTTGGTTGCAGACCTTAGATTCAGGATCAATAAATATGGCACGCGGTGAACGCAAAGCGATTCGGGACACGATTGGGCAGATCATTCTTGATGTGGTGCCAGATTGGAAGGTCTACACCACACGATCGAAGGACGCCCGGAACGACAAGTACTACATAGAAGTCTATATGGCCAACGGCGACCAGGAAGGCCAGGGCATTGCCACAATCACAGAGGCGCGCTTGGTAGTCGGGATTAACAAGAAAGGCATCCAGACGGACGATGAGCTGGACGCAGTAGGCGACATTATCGAAGAGGCGTTGGAAATCACCAACGCAACTCCCGCCCTTTCAAACGACACGCTGCAAGGTTTGGTCTCTGGCTTATCGTTTGCCGGTTTTGAATACCCACCAGACGAGAACTCAGCAACCAGCACCTTGAATCTGCTGTACGCAATTATTTTCAACCCACGAACGACGGAGTAATTCCCATGGCTTTAGAAGTAGGCGCGCAGGTCCAGGTAAAACTGAATAAGCGCATTGATGGCGAGATTGTTGCCCAGGATCCTGTATCCGCAACGGTGGTCGGGCACATGCCCGCGGCCAAGAAGAGCAACAACAGCGCCGGCGAGTCTTTAACGCAAGTTGAGCTCGAGGACGGCACCAAGGTGGCCGTTCGCGATAGCCAAATTGTTGGCAATGGCGATGCGGGCGAACCTGCCGGCGAGTCAGACGGCCAATAAGTTTCATTAGAACGCTGAATTAAACCAAAGGAGGCACCATGCCACTATCAGATACCCCCACCCTCGGCGCCGGCACAGTCATGGCGTTTGAGGATCCCAACAACGCCGGTGTCTTCATAGACCTACTCAACACGCTTGAGATTGGTCCAGTGGGCGGTACCGGTGTCAATTCGATCGACGTTTCTCCGATCGCGTCCCTGACTCAGATCACCGTACCTGGTCGATCGGACGCGGTAGACGGCACGTTGATCTTTAACGACGTGGCCGACGCCGCACAATCGCAGTTTTTTGCGTTAGCGGTGGCTAAGGCGGTGGTCAACATGCGAATTACTTACCGTTGGGGCCGTATTGCAACGGCTGAGCGCGGTTTGGGTGGTTTGCGCGTGCCGAACCCGGAAGCCCAGACCCAAGGCCAGATGGAAGTCGACTTCACCCAGTCGTCAGATCCTGTGTTCACTGAGGCTGCATAACGTAGCCCATAAGCGAGTAAAAACCGATGTCCGATGATCCGCACGCGGCGCCTGCCGCAGATGAGCCCCAAGACCTTGACCTTGACGCCTTTTGGGCGGGTGGTGTCATGGTTTTGGATTGTGAAAAGGTTACCGTTGGTGGCCACCGAGTAACGCTGCATGAAGTGCCGACTGCCATCTGGTGGAAGGCGCGCGACATGATGAATGAGTTACTTGAAAAAGAAAAAGCGCGCAACGCGGCGAAAGAAAACCCTAACCAGGATGCAAATGAAACCCTTTCTGACGGTGACATAGAAGACCTGGCGGATTCCTTTGAATCTGGGTTGCTCGCGCACGACAGTTTGCTGGTGGCTGCCAGTCTGCTTCGCGGCGAGCCGACCGAAGAGCAACGAGTCATGGTGGCCAAGAAGTTTGGCTCTGGCTCGCTTGCGAACATGAAGCCAATCATCATGCGGTTGTCGGGACGTGTTGCGCTTCCCGACGATGACGCCCCCAGGGCGGACAAAGACCCTTTGCCGAACGCCTCCGGCGCAACGGCGGAGAGCTAGGCTTTCGCCTAAAGCTCGCTAAAGAATGCGCTGGGGGCTCACTCCAGCAGCTCGCGCGCCAGATCACACCGACCGAGTACGAATTGCATTACCGCATGGCGGCAATGTCGGATGACGACTGGCTAAGCGACGAACAGTTAGAAGAAGCGCTCACCCATCGGGAACGCATGCGCTTAGACCCCACCTACCGCAAAGCGCAAGAAGACAAACGAAAGCGCGAGCAGGAACTAAACGCTTATGCGAACGATCGGCCGCTATGATACCCAGCTGACAGCCAATAACACTGGCCTTGTCCGCGGGTTCAGAGAATCTGAAGTTGCAGCAAAGAACTTTGCCCGGACAACCTCCAGGGCGGTTCGATCGGTGCAACTGCAGTTAGGCGCCGCGCTCGGGAGCACGCTGGGTACCCGTCAGGTTATAGAGTACGCCGATGCGTACACTGAGGTGCAAAACAAATTGCGCCAGGTGACGGGTACAACCAGGGAGTTGGGTGCCGCAAACGCGCAAGTCTTCCAGATCGCAACCGAGACTAGATCTAACCTCGAGGCGGTGGCGACACTGTACGCTCGGACCTCTCGGGTCGCCGATAGGTTGGGAATCTCCCAGCAACAAGTCGCGACATTTACTCGCATTGTAAACCAGAGCTTTCAAGCTTATGGCTCAACAGCGTCGGAAGCTAGCTCTGCAACGCTCCAGCTAAGCCAATCGCTTGCAAAAGGGGCGCTAAACGGAGACGAATTTCGGACCATCGCCGAAGCTGCTCCGCCAATCATGGCCGCGATCGCACGCGAGGCTGGTGTTGCGGAAGGCGCGCTCAAGGACATGGGCGCTCGTGGCGAGATCTCGGCGGAATTAATCGTTGCTGCGATTCTCAATTCTGAGCAGATCTTTGCGGATGCGTTTGCAGAAACCAGCGCGACGGTGCGCAGTAACCTAGAAGTTGCCGCCACGGCCGCGAAACGATTTGCCGGTGAATCCCAGGGGCTGAATGCGGTATTAACCACGTCCAGCGAGGCAGCCATCTTGCTTGCCAACAACATGGATGTGGTTGGAGATGTGTTGACCGGTGTCGCAGTAGTGTACGGCAGCCGTTTGGCTGGACCTTTGCTGGCTTCTACCGCGCAGTTTCTTGCTCAGGTGCCGGCTACTGCTGCAGCCACGCGAACTCTGGGCGCATATGGAGCCGTGCTGGGTGGGGTGAGCCGGACACAAGCATTGGCCACGTTAGCGATGCAACGGTTTACTGTCTCGCTTGCGTTTTTGGGCGGCCCGGCAGGGCTGGCTATCGCTGCCGCTTCCGCGTTACTGCTTTTCTCGCGGGATGTCGAAACTGCAGAGGAACGCCTCAACCGAATTGAAAAGTCAGTACGTGCTGCTAACGACGCCATTGAGTCATTCCGGACGCTAGGAGGGGTTCAGGTTGGGTTGCGCCAAGCAGACCGGGATCTCGCAAAGGCTCGAGGGGCGCTGGACGAGACACGCGCCAAAGTAGAGGAGTTGGAGGCTGCTTATGATGAACAGGCCGCCGCCCAAGCGCGATCCGGGTCTGGTTTCGGGGGTATAGCAGCGGCTCCGCCGGCGCTGGTGGCAGCTCGAAAAGAGGTCGTTAAGCTAACTGAAGAGTTCGATGCGGCTCAGAGTCACTTTGATGACCTAACTGAACGGTTGGCTTCACAAACGCTCGGCGGTATCTCTGACCAACGCGGCAACAGCGGCCCTAACGCAGAGCTCGGCAAGATCAGCGATCGCTTGCGCGAGCAGGTTGATTTGTACGGCGATGTGTCAAACGCGGCGCGATTGCGATACCAGATAGAGCAGCAAGCCTTTGAAGGTGCCAGTCAAGAACAGCTGGACGCTGCCATTAAGTTGGCCGAAGAATTAGACGCGCTGGATACCCGTAAGCGCGCCGGGGCGGAGCGCGCTTTGCAGGGTTTCCGCGAAGAGGTGGCCCTGTACGGCGAAGTCACCAACGCCGCCAGAATTCGGTACCAGATCGAAGAGGGCGCTTTACGAGGCTGGACTGATGCACAGATTGCTGAAGCCCAACGCTTGGCGTCAGAGCTTGATCGGCTGGATGAGCAGGAACGGTTGCAGCGTGCAAACGAGCGCCGGCAAAACGAGCTCCAAGCCGAAGCCGAACAAGCGACAAACATCATCAACCTGCAGCAGGAGAAGTTTCGACGCCTGGCCCGGTTGGCGGCGGAGTCGCAGACCGACGATGTGGGTGTTGCACAGATTGACCTGGCAGCGCGTCTAGAGCAGCTGCGCCAAGAACAGATTCAGATTCTGCAGATCGAACAACTCACCGATCAACAGAAGCTGCAGATCCAGCAAGACTTCGAAACCGCGCGCCTTCAGATCATTGCGCTTAGTGAAAAGGAAATCACCAGCATTCGCGCCAAGGAAGCGGAAGCCCAGCAGTCCAAAGAAGAGCAGCTGCAGCGCGCCCGGATCCAGGTGCAACAGTCGGCGCTTCAAACCATTATCGGGTTAACCAAGCAAGACTCTGCAGTGCAACGCGCGGCACTCGCGCTTAAGGCCATTCTTGCCTTGAAAGAAGCTCGGATCCAGTTAGCGAAAGCGCGAGCACAAGCGGTAGCGGCCGGGCCGTTCCCTAAGAACCTCGCAGCACTCGGCCAGGTGGGTTTGATTGGCGCCGAAGTGATTGCAACGCTGGTTGGTCTGGCCAGTGGGGGCGGTGGTGGCGCCAGCGGAGTGGCGCACGGCGGTTTAGATTACGTGCCGCGGGATCAAACCTTTTTCTTGCGTCAAGGCGAGCGGGTTATCCAACCGGAACAAAACCGAGATCTAACCAGGGCGCTGGCGGAAGGTGGCTTAAACGGTGGCATGACAGTGAATGTTCAGGTGATATCACAAGGTAACAGCGAATTCACCGCGACCACAGAGGAGCGCGACGGCGAGCTGTTTGTACGAGTCGCAGAGATCGCGCGCGCAACGATGAGTAACGACATTCAACAGCGCCGCGGCGTGTACTCGGACCTTAAGAGTCAGTTTGATTTGAGGGATGCGGTATGAGTTGGCCTGCAGGTTTTCCAATTCCTATGCGAGAAGGCTATTCGATGTCGACCACGGCAGAAGTGCTTGCAACGCAAATGGAGCAAGGCCCGGAGCGTCGCCGGCGTATCACGCGCGCGGATGACAACCGGTTTACGATCAGCCTGTATCTGACGGCTGCTCAGGTTGATCAGTTTTGGCTTGAAATCTGGGATGGGTTTGCGAACGCGACCACGAACTATTTTGATATGCCGTTGCTTAGCCGCGGGGCTCTCGCGACTCACTCAGCACGCTTTGAAGGCAGTGTCCGGCTGGAAGAGTTCGGCCGTGACTTTCGCTTGTCGTGTGGCGTGTCTACCCGGAGTCGGGTGGCGTGAGTTTTGATGACGCGCGTAAAGAAGCGATCGCGCGGGCTGACAACAGCACAACCCGCAAGTGGTCAATCGAAATGCGGCACCCTGTATTCCCGGCGCCGTTCCGGATGGTGCAGTACCGCGAGGATCTAGACTTGACGCTCGAGGCGAGCGCACCGGTGAACCCTGGTGAGACCGTTAGTTTTCAGGGCACGGCGTTTGAGTTTAACGAACCAGGCGAGGCGACCCAGCCAGACCCAACCGCCCGGATCACCATTGATGGCGTGCCAGGTGTATTGCAGCCGTTTGTGCGGTTGGCGATTAGGACCAGGGCGCCGATCGCGGTCACGCTTCGATCGCTCTTGTTTTCGTCAAAGACTGAGACTGTCGTTAGTGTGCTGCGCGTGATTCACCTCGAGCTGAGACGGGCCAAAGTCGACAAGACGAGTATTACCGGCACCATGGGTTTCACTAACCCTGCCAACCAGCCTTTCCCAAGTAAGAAGTACTCGATTGAAACCTACCCCGGTTTGGCATAGGTACCTGGGGAAACCCTGGGTTAGAGGCAGTTACGATTGCTGGGATCTCGTGCGCGACGTGTACCGGGATGAGCTAGCGGTTGAGTTGCCGGCGTACGGGGTTGATCCAGAGAACACGCTTGCGGTGTTGCGCGCTTTTCGTGATGCACCGGAGCATTCACTTTTCCATCAAATTTTTGAACCGGCGCACCTGGCCTTAGCTGAATTTATGCTCGAGCGGGCGGGGCGTGTCTTTCATGTCGGAGTTGTTCTGGACACACCGGACGGCCTCTATGTGATGCATAACCAGCAAGGCTCAGGTGTGGTGCTTACTCGCCCTCACGTTTGCCCACCATTGAAATACTGGCGTTACCTGAATGAATCTACCGGCTTACCGTCCGTCACAAACCCTGGCGGCTTACCTCCCTAATCCGTTTAACACGGAAGGCCTGGTGCCGTTTGTGATGGAGCCTGGCGAAACGCCGCGCGAGTTCCTGGAGCGCTCCGGGCTAATGGCGGAGCTGCTTGTACAGCCCACCATGACGATTCTCAATGGCCGGCCGTTGTATGAGGCCGACTGGGACGTACCCATCAACCGCGGCGATCTATTGCACCTCCAGGTGCTGCCGGAAGCCTTTGTATTCAACCCTGCCTTCTGGAAAGCGGTCTACACCGTTATTCAGGTGGCGGCGGTGGCGGTGGCCATCTACGGCCTGGCAACGCTGCCCAGCACGCCCGAAGCCCTTACCAACCAATCGCCTAACCAAAACCTGCAGGTCAGATCTAACCGCGCCCGATTGGGTGAGGCGATTCCTGTTCTTTACGGCCGCATGCGAGTTTTCCCAGATCTCGCGGCACAGCCTCACATTGCCTACATCTTCCCAGATGATCAGATGGTTACGATGTTGTACTCCGTCTCGCAAGGCGAAGTCGACATCGATGTTGCCACGATGGCGTTTGAAGATACGCCGCTTTCCAGTTTCCGGACGGTTGAGTATGAAATCATTCCGCCGGGTGCGACCAGTCGCCTTTACCCGGAAGACGTAGCGACAAGTTCTGAAGTGAGCGACCTGCAGATTGAGCAGGGAACCACCACCGCTTATGTCACCAACCCCCCAGCCACTCGAATTAGCCGGTTTGCCGTCGACGTTGCGTTTCCGCGCGGGCTGTATCGCCAGCGATCGAGTGGCGCGCGCGATCGCTTAACCGTCGACTACGCCATTGAATACCAGGAGATTGATGACCTGGATAACGCCGTGGGCGCGTTTGTCGTTCTGCCGTTGACGGTCAGCGGTGATGGGGTGGCCACCATTCGGCATAGCCACGAAGTCACCGTGCCTCCTGGTCGCTACCGCGTCCGACTTAACCGCACCTCACCCTTTGACGAAGAGTCAATGCTGGTGAACTTCATGAACTGGTCACAGCTGCGCGGTTTCTTTGTCGACAATCTACCGGTTACCACGACCACGCGGGTAGCGGTGCGGATCCGCGCCTCCGAAGAGCTCGGCACGCGTGCACTGACGCGCTTTAACCTGGTCGGCCAGCGCCGCTTGAGCACGTACGATCCGGATACCAACACCTGGGGCGCACCAATCGTTACCCGGCGTTTTTCACACGCGGTGATGGATGCCCTTCATAACGAAGAGTACGGCGGCAACCGGGATGACCTGCACATTAACCTGGCGGAACTGGTAACGCTTGGCGAGCAGCTGGACGCAGACGGGTTTGAAGTCAACGGGATCCAGGACACCACCATAACGCTCTGGGATATGGTGACGCGGATGGGCAACGCCGCGCACTGTGTGCCGGTGGATGAAGGTGGCGTGTATACCATGCTGCGCGACGAGCCAAAGTCGGTCGCGGTCCAGATGTTCAACATGCGCAACATTGTCGACGCTTCGTTCAGCATTGAACATATCGCGCCGCTCAGTGAGAGCAAAGACCATGTGCTGGTGGAGTACTTCGATCGGGACCAGGACTATCGCCCGGTAACCATTCCTTGCACGCTGCCAGACGGCACGAGCGATGACCCGCAGGAAGTAAAACTCTGGGGCGTCGACAACCGAGCGCAAGCCACCGCCCTGGGGTTACGAATTGCGGCCGTGGATCGATATCGACGCGAGCCGGTGACGTTGATTGCTCCGCTCGAGGGGCAGATACCGCGCTGGGGGGAATTGATTCGCGTCTCTCATGTGGTGTTTGATCAGGCCGGTGCGCCTCAGAAATCCGGCGATATATTATCGCGCACGGGCTCAGTGCTTACGTTGTCGGAGTCAGATCTACTTGGCGCCTTCACCAACCCACACATTGTGATTCCCAATATCCGAAACGAGCCCCTGGGGCCCTACCCGGTGCTGATCACGGCCGCGGACCAGGTGCAGATCCAGGGCGCCTTTGATGCCTCTGGATTAGTCTTTGATCCGGACCATGACAACCCGCGCTTTCAGATTGGCCAAGGTACTGATTTTGATGAGAATGTGCGCGTGCTGGCCCTCGAGCCGCGGGAAGGCGAAACGATTGAACTGTCCGGATTCATTGACGCGCCAGAGGTCTACACGCCACTGACAGCGCCGCCGCCGCCAACGCTTGCGGATGCGCTGAAGCTGGTACCGAGAGTCTTTAACCTCCGGGCAGAACTTGATCGCGTCGACGGTCAGCTGCAGGTGCTGTTGTCCTGGCGCGGTGAATTCTCCGATCGATACGACGTGGAGTACTCGCTAGACGGTGGCGCCACCTGGATTGACATGGGCGCCGATCGGCCACAAGAGTTTCTTGTCGACCATCCGAGCCATCCGCCTGGGCCCATCAAATACCGTGTGGGTGGCGTCTCGGTATTCCCTGGTCCATTCACTGAGGTAGAAATCGACACCAGCGGGCTTGTGGGCGGGCCTACCACGCCGGCCGCGCCCAACAAGCTGAACGTAAACGCTCTGGGAGAAGGGGTGGAACTGACGGTCTGTGTGCCTGGTACCGGAGCTATTCCGGATTCCATTGAGATCTGGCGCGGGGTCACGAACAGCTCAGGATCTGCGGCCGTGATCGCGTCGCTTCCGGCCGTTTACAACCCTGCAACGGATGAATACGTTGCGCTGAAGGTCGACGGCAACGTGGTGGGTGAGCAGACCTATTACTACTTCGCTAGATCCCGCGCCGGCGGCAACTTAAGCGCTTTGTTTCCAACGTCTGGCGTGCCGGTGACGCCGCCAGCGCCTGGTGCTGGGCCCAAGGGCGACCCGGGGGCTTCGCCGGTGTCCTGGGATACCCCCGGGCCGCATGTTTGGATGCTGCAGCAGGACGGCACCTGGAAATCGCCAGACGGCGATAACCAGCTGGTCAAGGATCTGCTGCTGAAGGCGCGCCGCGGCGGTGTGGCGGCTGCGATCGCAGAGCACGCCATACGCGCGACCCTGAACGCCACCAACGGCACCATCAACGTAACCGACCTGCCAGCTTCTGAGCAGGGCGAGAACACCAATATAGCGGCCGTCCGGGGGCAAGGATCCATCACGGTTGAGGTGGATATGTTGCACGTCTCCGAGGGTGTGACGGTCACGGCCGTATTCACCAGCTCGCGCGAGGGCAGAGACGGGCTGGACGCGCTGCCTAGAAACTCACGTTGGGGTCAGGGTCGATCGACAATCCACCTGGTGGCTAACCGCCAGGCCTCTGGTGCCGCCAACGATGGCGAGATCATGTTTTCTTCCGGGCGCTTCACCGCAGTGCTTGGTGACGGATCCGAGGTCACGCGCGATATCCCAGCGGATGCGGCGTTACACACACCGTGGGAAGGCGCGTATACGCCACCGGATGAGCGCGGGTTTATTGTTTGGTCGCCAGTGAATTCACTCACGGCGCATCCGACCATGAGCTACCCCAACCAGTTCCCATGGGTGAGCGGCTTCCATCCTGCTGAGCATGAGAATGGGCAGTGGTATGCCGTTAACAACAACGGGCAGCGTATCGCGTTCATGTTTACGGAAGATCACCAGATCTACTCAACCGTGTTCAAAGCGGCGGACAGTCTGCGAATCGATGCGCTAAGCGTTCACGTTCCGAACGTGGCTGATGGTGTCGGGGTTGAGGTGCAATTTAGCGCGAACTTGACTGGGCCCTGGTCGGATACCTTCAACGGCACCACGCACGTTTACCAACGCCAGCGCCGCGGCACCGCCCCGTACTCAGCGCCCTATCGGATTGTTGGTGAGAACGGATCCAACGGCGACTACTTTGACGTGCGCTTCAGACGCACCACGTCATTCCCTGACACGCCAACGGGCAATGATCCGGCCGGCTGGAGTGATGCGCCGCCGGCAGCGACCGCCGATAAATTCAACCTGCTCTACATGAGCAGAGTGCGACGCGATGAAAACGACAACATCATTGCCGCTTGGAGTGCACCGGTGCTTTTGCAAGGCCGGCCAGGCGCTGATGGGGTAGCAGGTTCTCAAATCGATCGCGTGGCCGCGAATCTCAATAACAATGGTGGCGCCTCGCTCAACTTTGCAGCCGCCGGCCAAGATGTGCTGATTACCTTGAAAGGTGGCGCGACGGGCGGCTGGACGCAGGCGAGCTCAGCTAGCTCCGCCACGTTCACTGTGCGCCGTGATGGGATCGACATTGGCACCGGGCTGGTTTCAAACATTCAGCGCGTTGTGGATCCCGAACTAAACGTTGGGCAATGGTCAGCGTCCGCTCCGATCGACATAGAAATTATTGATTCTCCGGCTGCCGGCAACCACGTTTACAGCGTGGTTTGGTCACAAGCCGGAAATTATCTGTTCAATTTTGCCAAGCCTGTGCTTACCGCAGAACAAATCGCATAGCAGTGATCGGCCGTGATGGCGTCCAACGTTTGCTGCCCATTATCTATAGGAGTTAGAAATGGTTGACTACTACCCCAAAGTGTCCGTTTACCCCAACGGCCGCATTCTCACTAGCCCCAGTTTAGGCGGTGGTGGCGGCGGTGGTGGCGTAAGCCTGACAGACGTTGCCGGCATTATCGCGGGCACGACCAACGCCGACCAGGGCGAGCTTGATGCAGCGATCGCAGCGACCAACGCAGCGCTTTCCGCGCAAGCGTCCACCGATGCTGATCTGCAGGCCGCGCTTGATGCGTTAAACGCCGGCAACGCAACCGATGCCGAGCTGGCGGCGTTGGAAGCAGCGCTGCAGGCAGAGCAGGATGCTCAAGACGCGGCAACCGGCGCCAACACAGCGAGCCTTGCCAACAAAGCCGACAAGTCGGAAGTCGCTACGGAGCGCGAGCGCATAACCAACCTGCATGAAGTTGCCCGGTCAGGCGATTACGCAGATCTGGAGAACAAGCCGGCCGCGCCGGATCTATCGGCGCTTGAGACCATCACAGACAGTGACGCCAAGGTGGCGGCGGAAACGGCGCGCGCGACGGCCGCAGAGCAGGCAAACGCTGCAGCGATCGCTCAAGAAGCGACCGACCGAGCGAACGCGGACGCGCTTGACGAGAAGCTGGCCAACAAAGTCAACGACTTCGCCACGATCAACGACACCACCTATCCCACCACAAGAGCGGTCAACGATCGGTTCGAGCAAAAACTACCGGCGCGATCGCCGTTCGATATTCTGCGCGAGAAAAGTGACGGCACCGGGCTGGAGGCTCGCCCCGAACTTGCAAAGCTGCTCAGCCAAGCCATAAAGAAAGTCAAGGTTGGTCTTGACCTGAGAGCCACTGGTACCAACACGCTGACGGTAGCGCCCGGTAAAATCTACACCTTTAACGAAGCCGAGCAGGTTTGGAATGAAGCTCTAGATTTCGCAGGTGGCGACACTTATAAAGTTTTCCTTAGTGACGGCACCGAAGTACTCAACGGTCCGGTCAATTATGGCGTCCTGAAGCCAAGCTACGATTTGAACGGTGTTCTGTCACCCATCCCTGGCAACGATGCAGTTACCAGCCTGGTCTATATCGAAGACGCCACTGGCGAACTTAAAGTGCTTCTAGGCCAGATCAAGTACGGCAGCTACGCCAGCGCAGCCACTCGAGTGGATCGCGCTTTGGCTAACATGGTCGTTCCACCATTGTTCGCAACGGGACATTCGTTTCTGGGCACGGTCACGGTTGGCGGTGATCAAGCGCTCAATGGCGCGAATGGTGGCGTTGCGTCTTCTTCCAAGTTGTTGGAATCAGCGAAAGTCGCGCAAGCAACTGCCACGGTTACCGAAACCATTGTTGTTGCTGATGTTGCAGAGCGCGATGCGTTAACCAATAGCGGTGACGACGCACTGGCGGCTGGTCGCTTGGTTCTGGTTCTAGATGACGGGGAAGGTTCGTTTGAGTTGTGGATAGTTATCGACGCTCAAACCACTTGGGGCGCTAGTTCTAAGTACCACCTTAATAATAAAACGTTGCCGGACCGAATAGCAGTTGCAGCAGGCAATCCGATTCTTGTGCCGGGCAAACGTTACCTTACAACTGGCAATGGGTTTGAATTGCCGCCTGCTACTGGTTTTGCTGGCAAAGACATTGAGGTTGTGCACGGTGCTGGGGTTAAGGATGGCACCCCAGCCATAGTGAGCGGCGCGAACACGCGGCGCATTGTGAATGGCGTCCCACTTCCCCCCTTGCCGATCTTCCCCGGCATGACCGTGCTGTATGCCTCGGATGGTGTCGAGTGGACAGTATCCGTCACCATGCCACCGGTAAATATTGACCTGACATCGGCAGATGACGGTCACGACTTACGCCCCGGTGTTAACTACGTGATAGTAACGCCAGCGGCGGGATTAGACGTTAATTTACCCGATACATTCGCGGGGTTGATTACTTACTGCTTGGACACGGACGCGCAAGGCGACCTACGGGTAAATCAAGTGGGCGGCGGACCCGAGCATAGAATTGTGCACGTTGGCGATGATGGGGTGTCGAGAGTCAATAATGTTCACACGGTTACCCCAGACCAGCGTGCGACGGTGTTTCGAGCTAAAGGCTCTCCGCTTTATGATGGGTTTGGGGGTGTCGATGGCAAGTGGAGCGTTACCCGCGCGGCGGTAGGCAACCCAATCTATTACCTAGATGCTGGCGGCGAAGAATGGAAGATTAACAAGGACAACGTTCGCTTTCTGGATGATGCGGAAGGCGTTAGGCCGGTTGCGGTGCTTGGGCAAGAGATTGCGTTATCGATCATCCAAGCGAACCGCGCAGACGCACTGGCGCTAGATGCTGCGGATTTTGAGTTACTGGAGGTAATAACTACTCACTGGCGCGGGGTCCCTGGTGTTCTCGACGACCCTTATTGGCTAAAAACCAAATCTGTACCCGAAGCGACGCCGGGCAAGCTGCAACGCGAAACTCTGGTCGCTACTGACAATAACTACACGTTGGGTGCTGACGAGCACTCATGGCTGGTCTCAGCAGGGGTTTCAGCGGGGGCCACAGGCACGCTGCCCGACCTGTCTGCGCATGACGTCAACAACGAGTTTGAAGGCATCATTGTCAATACTTCTGGCTTTGAGGTGATGCTCGATGATCAAGGCGGGCAGCTTAACTATGTGGTAGACAGTATTCGCGCACTGCGAAACCGCTACATTTACCGATGGCGACAGACCGGGCCTAACTTTGTGAAGGTTTGGTGGGATGGTCGGCTGGATAATGCAATCGAAGCGTTTCAAGCGGATATGCGGATTGGTAACAGGCATTCAGACCTGGCCGACATAGATAACACGCCCATTGTTACCGGACACGATTTGGCTAGTGCGCCCGACGAGGCATACATTCGCATACAGATTGCTGATTCTACCGGCACAGCCCGCAGACCTTGGCCAATAGCTGATATATCGCTAGCGGTTATTCGTAGCCAGAGTGCGGGCGATGCTGACCAGTTTTATATAGACAGTCACGCTGATGGGTATGTTCTCTGCACGGTGGTGGATTACACAACCGGCGCTCTTCGATTCAATGACCCTAACCGTGCTGTCAATTATCACTGGTCAGAGCTTCGTGTTGATGGCGATGCGGCGGCGGTGGTTCCAACTGGCACAGTGGTAGCAGCCCCAAAAACGGCAGCAGTCACCAGCCCCTCCGCGACCGCCGCGCAGCAAGCGCCCACGATTTACGATGAGTTCTTTACAGCGCACAAGGTAGAGGTTGCGCCAAACTCGCGCATATCACTTGATACCGTAACTGACGCGATAGTGTTTATCGTGTCGGAGACTGAGGGCTATTACAACATTCTGAGCACAGGGCCAAACCCCGCCGTTACTTTCGTAGAGTTTCCCGCCGTTCTGCCGGACTACACGCGCCAGCTATTACGCCCGAGCAATAATGCCAACGCGGTATTTGCGGCCCTGCCAGAGCTGGTATTTCGAGCTGGAGCTACCGGCAGGCAGATCATTGCGGCAGCTACTGGCGCTAACGTGACGCTAACCAACTGCTATTCCCATTGGGATCAAAACGTAACGGATATGCGCGACACGCCAAGCCGGACGTTCACCAACGCTGCGTTTACTAACTTTGCAGGGCAAAACATTGACTTTTCAGTAGGCGGCGCAGTCGAAGAAGCCTACTTTGAATTCAACGGTAGAAGCTGGCACCTAAAAATGTCGGTGGATGACTCGTGGGCAATTAACCTTCTAGAGCTGGAATCATGGGTTCTCTAATCTTATGCTAGTCCGCAACGCCATCGCTGTAGCGCCGTCTCTTGTCGTTCCACCAACGCCTTACGTTCAGGCTACGCAGGATGCGTTAATCCGCGCGGAGCAAGGGCCAGCAGAGACAACAACGCTCACAAACGACCTTCTAGCAACCGGAAACTTCGCGCCGACCTTTGCTTACGTTGATGAAAGCATTTTGTATTGGCAAGCGATTCAGTTAGATGATCCCGGCAACGGAGACACGTTAGGAACGCTTGGGTATTTCGCAGTGTCTGCGCGTGATTTCTGGTCTGAGTTTGGCGATTTGATTGACGACAACGCGCCCCCGCACGTAATTCTTGATCAGTTGGATATCTGGCACGACTACACGACCGCCACGGCAGGCCAGCCTATCCCACCACGACAACCTATAGATAAATGGTTTGAGGAAAATCCATGAGCCCCTTCCGAAACTTTCTACTGCTATTACTTGCCTTCCTCTGGGTGGTGGGCGTTGACATGTACGCCGGCAACGATCGCGCGGAATCTCAGATCAAAGAGAACAAGCGCGACCTTGAAGAAATGCTGCACGACAAAACCATCATTGCGCAGCAGCTTGGTATCGACGCGGTAACGACGAGTGGGATGTGGGAAACACTCGATGTTTATTTCTGCTCTGAGAGCGGCCGTTTCCTGACAAAGCCCAGGTTCTTGCCAAAAGGTCGTTGGGAGGTGGCTCGTTGTGGTGATCACCTCAACGCCGTGCTTGCGGCCAAAGGCGATTTGATTACAGAGGCGAAAAGCTACACCGGTAAGGACACCATTCTGGCTGGCCGGGCAATGGAGATAGACGGCAAAACGGTGGCGCTAAAAATTCACATGGACCGTTCGGAGGCGGTTGGTGTTACCCAAGATTGGACGCATTGGTTAGACGAGATAGGCACCGGGCTGATCGCGCTCTTTGCGCTTATCAACGCCTTTCTGAGTAAGGGCAAGGTGGCGCGCAGGGAAGTTGAAAGGCAGCGCCATATAAGCGGGCTTGAGCGCGCGAAGCATGAGCAGGAAAGCGTCGTTGCGGGGCTGCAATATGAGCTTGAGGTTTCCCGGAAACGATTAGAGAGCTCGTCGGCGTCAACGTCATCGCTCAGTGATTTATTGTCCAGTGCGGGCAGTTCAAGCGATGCTTTGCACGGTCAGTACTTTCGCTACGGGCCACCAGCTCTGCTTATTGACTGTGACGGTCTTATCACGGAAGCGAATCCGCGCATGGAAAAAGCGTCCGGTTACTCCGAAAGTGAAATGGAAGGCGAACACATTGATCTGTTGATCGATGAAGAGGCGTACCAGGATGGCGATAGCGAGCGTCCGTCGCACGCGGCCGTTGTTTCTAAGTTTGTGGCTTCAATGCCGGATGTCACCCAGCCGTTAAAGGTAGGGTGGGTGACTGCCAAACACAAAGATGGGCATTTAACGCTATGGGAGTTAGTGCGCTATCCCGTTGTCAAGTATGAGGGCGGTGAAGAAAAGCACTACGGCGCCGCCGTTGTTATAAGGTCGCGATAAATGGCTGGCAGTATATTTGGCAATGACGACGAGCAGGATGACGACATTCTGTCCAGGCTCACCGAGCAAGACGATCAACAACTTGCCTCCTTAAAACGTGAGCTAGACCAACTGCGGCGGTTAAACGAAACGCTGCAGGAAGATCTAAAGCGGTTGGAAGAGACGAACACCGGCCACCTTCGGGATCTCGCGGTGTATCTCAAAGATATGAAGGGCGACTTTGAGCGGTCTATGCAAGAGCTGTTATCGCGTGATGGCGATCGCAAAGAAATGCAGGACAAGATTGTGGCTAAGCAGGAGTCGCTAACAACGGCCTTGAATGAAGCCTTAGCAATGGTGTCAAACGCGCGAGCGAAAATGGAAATGATTTGGGATACCCAGAAGGCGCACCTTGGCCGAAGTGAAACAAACATGTCAGTGCATACCGATGGCGGCGCGGTTGAAAACGTCGGCAATACAATCAACCAGGAGAAATCTGAATGACAGGCGAAGACAACAACAGTGGTGGCGGGTTTAACCCAACGATCGATACCGGCGGCGGTAACATCGAGAACCTGGCGCAGACCATTGACCAGGACAAGTCGACGGGCAAGCAGGTCAACAACGTCGACAATATGGAGTCGGGTGCGGAAATCAGCCAGACCAACATCAACCCCGGCGAAGATACGCTTGAGATACTTGAAGCGCTCAGGCAATGGGGCTTAGAAGACGAAGCGGCCGCCGAAGTGAAAGCGAGCGTTGATGCGGTGGAGGAAGGCGACGACGAAAGCAGTCTGTCTGTTCAGGGCGTGATGGGCATTGTTGAAAAGTACGGGCCGCGGGTGGCTGGCTTTGCCGGCAAGCTCGCCAAGTTCCTGCCTCAGCCTGCGGGCGGCATCATTGAAGTTATAGCAGATGCGGCGCAGGCAGATTGATACCTGCCTAGACAATGAGCTGAAGGCGGCAGCAGAGCAGTTGCATCGAGCCGCCTTAGCCATTGAGCATGTGCGAGAAGAGCACGCGCGCATCGATGTTGATCCCGTTGACCCGTTGCCAGAACTGGGCGACTGGGAACCTCCGGAGGATCTGCCCGGACCGAAGACTCGGTTCCAGCAATGGCTCTCAGGCCTGCGTTCGTTGTTTCGCGGGCCGCGCTAGCCCGCCCCGCGGCTTTGGTTGATGAGTGGTACCCGCCGTGCTCGATTTCATTGATCCCTCCTTGGTGGGCCAGGCGATAGTCGTTGTCCTTTGGTTAGTGGCAATGGTGGTGCTGTGGGTTATCTTTAACAGGCACTCGCCGCCTTTTCTCAAGGTCAAGTTTAAGCACGCGTTGTGGCGGCAAACCACCAACGGCGCGCTCTACCAGGCGTATCTGAGCAGTCGGGTTATGGCGATTAACTCCGACGCAGCGGAGCTCTTCGGGTTGGACGCCTACACGGCCAAAGGCAAACGCCTGGAGCAACTGCCCACCGTGTCTTACGCGCTCGAGCGCGCCTTTCCGGAGAGTCAGCGCAATGACGTGATTCAGTTAGGATCCGAGGCGGCGATTGTTATACCTGGCAAGAACGCCATGCGGATGGTACCGGACTGGCACTGGCGCAGAGGCCACGTTGTCGGGTTGTCGCTAACCATTCAGCAAACCGAGCAGTCGATTGCCGATGAGCTGCTGCGGCATTGATTAGGCAGCAGCTGACACCGCAGCAATCAGTAAGTCTGGCGTAACGTCGCGGATCCTTGCCTGGTTCCGTCGACAATACAAAATCATCTGGCCATACACCTGGGGTTCCTTGGCAACCCGGTCGTGCCAGCTGCCGTACCGCCACACCTGGTCCGGCATATAATTCCCTTCGATCTTTTCCCACCTTGGCATCCATCGATAGCGGCGCCCCTGGAAGGTAAACTCCCGGTCGTCTACTCGCGTCCCCATCCCGCCAGCGTCCATAAATTCCCGTTTGAAACGAAGCCATTCTCTGTGCGTGCCGGTGATCACGGCGATTAGGGGTGTGTGCTCAGTCATCACTGGTCAGCCTAAGCGGCTCTGGTTGGGCACCTTTAATGCCAACCTCATGCGCCATCAAAGTTGCCTTTATCTCAATCTCTGCCGTTTTGATCACTTCTTTGGTTAGGTTGCAAATGGCCTGGGCTTGCTTGGGTTCCATTTCCCGGCTGCGCACTTGCTCGATGGATTCAAGGAGCGCGGTGCGCAGATCAGCTGTTGTTTTTAGTTTCACGTATCACCTTTAGCAAACGGTTTTTGAGTCGCTTCAGTTCCTTTAGTGCCTCTATCTGGTCCATGATCGAGGTGCAGTTTTTACAGAGCCGAGCGAAAAATAGATTCCTTCCAAGCCATCTAGTGACAAAATACTTGTGGCGCACGCCCCCGGCAGTGAACCAGCGCTTACATAGCGAGCAGCTGAATACCGGAGTGAACCAAGTGTCATCTTGACCCCGGAGCGCCCAGGCCCACCCATCAGGGTCTTGTTCAGCCCAAGGTTTGGGGCCGTTGACTCCACTCATATCTGACTAGACATATCGGCAGTGCGATGTGCTACCGATTGGCTACCCGGGTGCAGGCCGATGGTGATAGGTGCGATAGAATGCGGGTTTGCGGGGTGGTGCGTAGATTGCCTGGCACCAAGAAACAATAACTTACACTGGGGTAGCGCGTTCGAGTCCCGTCCGCTCCGCCAACCAAACATCAGCAAATCAATCACT